CTGAACTTTCTGCAAAGGAGGAGTAGTGTCAACGTACTATAAGTGGCTCAATCCTGGCCGTATCACTACGTACCAATCGGTCAAGTGGCCGAAGCGGGTTGGATCTTGGACGCCAGATACAAAGCCATTGCTTTGTCAATCGGGATGGCACCTCGCGACCCATCAGGGCATAGGCGAGCACGCCCGAGTCGGTGCCGTCCTCTGGATTGCAGAGGGACGAGGGACGCAGGACGCTCAAGACGACAAGATCGCGTTTACCTCTGCACGGCTCGTGAGCCAGGTCGGGACACTAACGCAACCCATTGCCGTCCAGTGGGCGGCTGAGTGTGCCAAGCGGGTGCTGAAGCACTACGAGGACAAGTATCCCGATGACAAGCGCCCACGCGAGGCGATCGACGCGGCGATCAGGTGGGCGAAAGACCCGACGCAGGCAAATCGAGACGCCGCCTACGCCGCCGCCGACGCCGCCGCCCACGCCGCCTACGCCGCCGCCGCCGACGCCGCCTACGCCGCCGCCTACGCCGCCGCCGCCGCCGCCGACGCCGCCTACGCCGCCGCCCACGCCGCCTACGCCGCCTACGCCGCCGCCGCCGCCGCCCACGCCGCCCTTTTACAAGCAAGAAACGCCGAACGTAAATGGCAGTCAGACCGTCTTTTGGCGCTGCTTGCAGCGGCGAAACAGGGATGACTGCCGTTGTCACAACCAAGTCAAGTGATCCCGCAACACCATCAGTCTGGCAGCGTGTGATCAAACGATTGCGGAAAGGATAGGACATGAAGTGGTCAGACGCACCTAGCGATCTACGTACAGGCGACGGGCAACCCATTTTGTGCAAGTCATACTGGTGGGATGACGCAACACGTGTGCGCACCGGTCCATGCAACAAACCAACTACACGCGTTTATGGCAACGACGAGGGTGGCACCTTCTTCTGTCCTGAATGTGCGATATTCTGGGGCGACAGAGAAGGATCTACTTGATGTCTGAAAGCAGCAACTTTCTCCCAGAACCCAAACCGCAGCCGATCATTAAGCGCGACACGGGCACGGTTGACACGCCCGCATTCGCCAGGCAGTATCTAGGTGGCAACAAAGCGTTGCTAGACGACATGTTCGGTGATGAACCAGGACAAGCGGAACGCAGGGCACGATTTGACGCAGCCATGAGACGGTCAACGGCTGACGGAAACAAGAACGCGGCAATCTTCTACGCCAAGAGACAGGCCAGAGCGTTATTGGAGGCATGCAGGTCTGGCGACAAGGCGGCGATGAATGACGCTTGGTCTACCGTCCGCGATATGGATGGAGCGTTCAACGTGGTCTTGCAGTTAGTGGTGACGTTGGCCGAACTGACAGACGAGCATCATGACGAGCCAGAAGAACTGGACGCTTTGGAGGAATCGTGAACGACGCTGAGCGCCTGGCACAGATCAAGAGCATCAACGAGGGCTACCGTACCAAGCCGTGTTGCAAGGGTGGCTACGAGTGTGTGGAGGCTATTGACTACCTGTTGGCGCGCGTCGAGTGGCTGACTGATGAAAATGCAGGATTATGGTCAGGCGTTGTTGCCGAGGCGAACAGGCAGGCGCGGCTGATTGAACTGTTGGAGCGTGTTGAGACCGTTGGCAACGACTGGCCCAGTTTTTTGTGCTCAGAATTGCACGCAGACATCCGTAACGAGTTAGAAGGAGAGACATGAAGTTTGCTGCCGAACGAGACACATTACTCAAGTCCATCGCCGCCGCAGGACGCGCAGCAGGTGGCGGCATCATGGGCGACACGCCCGCGCTACATCTCTCGCTGGTGGGTGACTGCCTGACGACGCGTGGTGCCGATCCGGACCTGACCATCAGGTCCGCGTGCGCAGTGGATGGTACCAAGGATGGCACTGTCGTAGTCCCGGCACGACTCACCATTGAGATTGTCAAGTCGTTCGGACCCGGCGCTGTTGTGCTGACGGTCGCAGACGACGTGGCTATCACATCGGGTCGTGCCGAGTTCCACGTACGTTCGCTTGACGGCGTGACATTACCCGAGCACGACGCACCAGAAGGCATGGTCGCTATTGATGCCGTGCCGTTTGTCGAGGGACTGCGGCAGGTGGTGCGTGCTGCACTCAAGGACGATTCCAGAGCACCGACGTTGACCGGCGTGCTGGCAGTACAGACAGACACAGGGTTACGCTTGGTTGCGACGGACTCGTATCGGCTGGCGGTGAAGGACATACCCGGCATTACTGCGGTGAGTGACGCGGCGGGTGTGATCCTTCCGTCACGTGCGTTGTCCGAGGTACAGCATCTGATCGGTAACGATTTGGACACTATAGCGTTCGGCAGTACGAAACTGGACGCGGTATTCGCAATAGACGGCACGACGCTGACGACGCGGCTGATCAACGGGCAGTACCCGGATTACCAGAGATTGCTGCCAGCGTCGTATCCGTACTCGTTCGTCGCTAACAGGATGGAACTACTGGAAGCGATCAAGCGTGTGCGCGTCATCATACGTGACGCGAAGGACGCGACAACTCCTGTTCGTCTAGCGTTGACCGATGCCGGAATGATGATAGAGGTACAGATACCAGAGACAGGCAACGCGACTGATATCGTCAACGGCAAGTTCGAGGGCGATGAAATCAACGTCGCGTTCAATCCGACGTACCTGATCGACGGGCTGGACGCGGTGGCAACGGATGACGTGGTGCTACAGGTCATCAATTCGGTCAAGCCTGCGACGCTCAAGGGCGTTGACGACGATAGCTACTTGTACCTGCTGATGCCGGTGAAGGTGTCGTCGTGAGAATCGTCGGCGGTCCCTTCAATGGCAAGTATGCTGATGACGAAGAGGTTGGCATGCAGTTGGACTTTCCTGGTCGCAGCAAGATAGACAGCACGTGGTACGATGTGGATCATCTGTACGAGGTGCAAGAGGACGGGACCGCGGTGTACCAGTTCAGCCAGTTTGAGTGGAGGGAGGGGATCAAGTGATCGGCAATGCCGGACCATTTGGTCACTGGCACTACGATGACCCGCACAATGAAATCGCCGTGCTTAAGTCTGAGGTTGACGATCTGCAGCGGAAGGTCGCGGAGCTTGAGCGGGAGAACGAGCAACTACTCGCACTGCTGGTAACCGAGTACCTTGCAGCTTTTGAGGAGTCGGACGAGCCATGACCATCCTCGCGTGGGTTTTCTGTGGTGCCATCGCCGGGGTAGTTGCATACGTCCTCTGCGAGTGGTATTATGAGCGGCACGGAAAGGAGTTGTGATGAGACTCGTCAGACGTGTTGCCGTGGCAGCCGCAGTTATAGTCGCTATACTCTATGCGATGACGTACGGGCCGAGACTGATCGCAGTCATACTCGGGTGCGCGTTCGTCGGCATTCTCGTGCTTGCCATCGTTGACAATCAGTTGCAGGGGCGGCGGCAGATGGTGAAGGGACGGTCAACGTGATGGCAGGAAGTCAGCCCTTTCAACACCTAGGCGAAGTAGTGTGGGAACTGGTCATAGCGGCTTACACCTTGGGTGCATCTTGGCGATGGCATTGGTTGGCAATCGTCGCTTGTGTTTGCATGATTCGAGCGGCATGGTTAATCCTGATTCGAAGGGTGCGACTACCGTGACCGAAAGCCGAAACTTTCACCATCTGTGGCACAACTGGTATTGGTACCGCACTCATGGTGCGGGCGCGGGTGAGTTCATGTACGCCAAATGTACAGTCTGCTCTGCGGAAAAACCCGTGCGGTGGGTACGCAGTACGGACATGCATCGTGCACAGATTGCCGCTATGAACCGTTCCCGTCCGCCATCATCATCAGAACCACCAAAACGGCCCAGACCATCAAGCGTTGTGATACCACCGATTGATTTTGATACGCCTACGGGCGACCCGATGGTGATTCATCGCAGGACGTTCTACCCATGACCGAAAGCAAGCACTTTCTGCAATGAAACCGTACTACCAGGATGGCCTCGTGACGCTTTATCATGGCGACAGTGCAGAGATCATCCCAACGCTGGATCGCGTAACGTTGACGATTACAGACCCGCCATATGCCAACAACACACCGTATGACACATACGATGACACGCCCGAAAATCTAGTGGCACTGATTGCGTCGGTGATCGTACCCGCAATTGCGTTAGCAAAGCGTGCGTTGATCACACCAGGGAACAGTAACGTTCATTTGTATCCTGTACCGACGTGGACCCTTGCATGGGTCGTCCCGTCCGGCGTGGGACGTAGCCCGTGGGGTTTTACGTGCTGGCAGCCCGTGCTCGCTTATGGGTCTGACCCATACTTGGCGGCAGGACTTGGAGCGCGCCCCGACATTTTCACTGGATCGGAAGGAGCGCCGCACAACGGTCACCCGTGTCCTAAGCCCATCGAGATTTGGCAGCGGATCATTACGCGCGGTAGCGTGTCCACTGATGACGTTCTGTTTGATCCATTCGTGGGGGGGGTACAACCCTTGTGGCAGCTAAACAACTAGGCCGTCGAGCCATCGGCATCGAACTGTCTGAACGATACTGTGAGATCGCGGCAGGCCAGCTTGCACAAGGGTCGCTATTCGAGTTATCCGAAAGGAGGACCTTTCAACAGTGAACATGGACGCGCTGGTCCGTGAGGTGTATGCTGCCAGAGATGCACGCAGGTGCGGTTGGTCACGTCACAAGACAAAGGGGAGAACCATGCAACCGAAGGTGCACCAGCGTCCTGTTGAACTACCCGATTACGCGCGGCACTGTTCACCAAGTACGCAGCCGCCCATCGTTCACGCACCGTGCGAGCGTGTACCGTTCGATCCTGATGCCGCACGTGCCCGTGCCGCGGAGTGGGCGTTGGACATCGTTGACATCCGTAGGCAGAAGGTGGTAAGGTACACCTATGACACCTGAAGAGGTTGACGAGCTGTACAGCAGGGTGCACGGGGTGCAGAATGACCTCGTGGCGTTGCTGAGCACGGAGGACCGGTACAAGGATCTGCTCATCGAGAACGCGCTGATGAACATTGGCAGGGCGATCGAACTGGCAGCGAAGTTACTGGGCGAGATGGAGGCGGAAGAGTGAAGACGCGGAGCATTGAGAAGACGATTGATGAGGCCGCTGACATCGCCGCTCCTGTGTTTGTCGCGCAGGACTGGCGGTACGGCGGGTGGTTCGATGAGCCAAGTCACGTGCCGACGAAGGCAGAGATTGTTGAGAAGGTGCAGCATCTCGTCAATAGCGTACAAGATCCACGGGTTGACAATACTGCAACGGGTCGGTTCGTGGTACAGAAGATACACGAAAACGAACGTGACCAGACTGACGGCATCTGTATCTTGCTGGATCTGGGCTCGTTCTATTTCTATCGGTAGACGAAAGCAGACGACATGACGGTCAATGGGAAAAAAACGTTGGTCGCACAACCCGTAACGCTGGAGAGTCACGATCACACCGAGTTTGATGGCATTGTGATCGCATTCATGGCTGTCTTCCTGCTGTTGTTCGTGTTGTGCTTGGTGATGGTGGCACTGGGTGCGGTGGGATGGGGTGACGACGCCGGACTCAGACACTGTATTGCACTACACCCGCACGCTGTCACGCAGTGTCTGACGAAGGTTTACGGTCACTAACAGGTTGAAAGTCTAGGCTTTCGGCAGAAGGGCATCATTCATGGACAGCGAAGAGTTGTTGGATCTCATATCACGAGAGGACGGCATGGTCGTTTATAACCTGACAATGCCTCGTAGTGCATTTCCAGACGAGGAAACGTACCAGAAGGCACTTGCGTCACAGACGAGGGAGTATGCTGCTCCGACTGATGACATTGACATCACCGGTCTTGACAAGACGGACGTGCTAATAGCGCTCTACAGGCCCGCACGCAAAGTGGGCATGGGGTTTCTGTCTGGCGACCTCACTGATGACGAGATTCGATCATTCGTCGCGAACTATCAGGGGGGCCGTGGTGAGTTCCCTTACATCGACTACCTCGGTGGCAAGCCGCTGAAGGTCGACCTTACGGGCGATACGTTCAACGGACGCTTGTATGACCGTGACCAGGGTGTTGGTGCAGCACGCCGTGCCGTGGATGGTTTGCGGCATCAGTGATGAAAGTTACGCATTTCAACCAAGGGAGACAACGTGGAATCTGATCTAGACGCAGTGATTCGGCGTGCAGACGCATGGCTAGACGGCAGCGTTGACGGACGTTACAAGGACGAGCCACTAGGGCAGGATTGGGCGCGCGTTGCTAAGGTATGCGAGGAAGCGGGCGAGGCGATCAGTGCGCTGATCGGATACACAGGTCAAAACCCACGCAAAGGCAATACGCACGTGCTGGACCAAGTGTTAGGTGAGCTGGCCGACGTGGTGTGTACCGGTACGCTTGCTATTCAACATTTCACCAAGAACACAACCTGGACCGATCAAATCATCAAGGCGTCGTTCGATAAACTGCGGACTCGGATACCTGATGAGTACGTCTGAAAGCTTCGGCTTTCTACCGTGACAGCCGATCTCATCATCGCCGACGTGTTCGACGGCATCGCCTCGCTCCCCGACAACTCGGTGGACCTGGTGATGACCTCGCCGCCCTTCCTCGCTCTCCGCTCGTACCTACCAGCGGATCATCCCGACAAGGCGAAGGAGATCGGCTCCGAGGCCACGCCCGCGGACTTCCTCGACACCCTGCTCGACGTGGTGGAGGCCATCACCCCGAAGCTCACGCGCACGGCGAGCGTCTGTTCCGAGTTGGGGGACACCTACTCAGGGAGCGGTGGCGCGGGCGGGGACTACGGCGAGGACGGGCTGCGTGAAGGCGCCCCGAAGTTCAACGGGTCGGCTCGCGCTGCCAAGAAGAACCCGCGCCGAGACAAGGGCGAGGACATCGCGCTCGGCATCGTTGGCACGACAAGTGGCGACAGAGCGAAGTCGAACCCCGACGCGTGGCCCCTCGACAAGTCCCTGTGTGGCATCCCCACCCTGTTCGCGTGGTCCCTCGCCTACGGCCGTAACCTGCTCCGTCCCGAGCGCCTGACGCCTCACTGGCGCATCCGCAACGTCATCGTGTGGGCGCGGCCGAACCCGCCCGTGGGTGCGTTAGGGGACAAGTTCCGTCCCGCCACGAGCTACCTGACTGTCGCGTGCAAGGCGCGGGACCGGTGGTTCGACCAAGATGCCGTGCGAGTGCCTGCCGCTCGCGAAGGCTGGACCACGATTGACCCGCGGATGCGCGGCGATGTGCCATTTGGTGAACCACACAGCACGGTACGTGTCGAAATTCCATCGTCGGCCCCCCTCCTTGACTACTGGGAGATACCGACGCAGCCCTACCGGGGCGCACACTACGCCACGTGGCCAGAACGTCTCGTCGTGCCTGTCGTATTGTCCATGTGCCCCGAGCGTGTGTGCCGGACGTGTGGGGAACCAAGCAATCGGATTGTGAACAATCCAAATGCAAACAGCGGCTACGACGAGGTGACCGACAAGGCAACAAGGCACGCTGCCTACGTTGAGACAGTGCACAATACCATTGGCTGGACTGACTGCGACTGCTCCGATGATCGCAACCCGTCCATGGGCCTGCTCGGCAAGTGGCGCCCCGGAGTAGTCCTCGATCCCTTCTGCGGCTCAGGAACGACCTTGCAGGTGGCGACGCGACTCGGGAGAGACGCTGTGGGCATTGACATTGACCCGCGGAACGAGAAGCTGATTTGTGATAGGGTAGGGCTGTTCATGGGAGACGTGAGGAAGGTCGGATGATGCAGAAAGTGTTGGCTTTCAACTATGGGTAATCTGCGAGCAAAAGCCGAAGCGGCTCAGGCGGCGTGGGACACTTACGACTACGATGTTGAATGCGCTAAGGACCGCGCGAGGTACGACGATATGGTGAACAGGAGCGGTGACGCTGACGATTCTGACTTTTCGCCGTGGTTTCCGCCTATACGAAAGTCAGGTCCGTCACTCACCTGTCTGTCGCCTCATCGTATCCTAGAACTATTGGACCTGATTGATGGCTTGGCTGGACTGGTTCAGCGATCGATACCGATGGCGGGACCAGCCACCGAGTATGAAGCGTGGGATCGTTGGCACAAGGATCGCGAGGCACTGATTTTCAAGATGAGCGAGATGGAGTTGTGAAAGTGCCCACTTTCAGACGGAAGAAAAGGCCAACCGGTAAGTATCCGAAGCGACCATCTAAGTATCCGAAGCGACCATCTAGTTACACGACGCCATGTAGCGAGTTCCTGACTGGACGCAATGGGCACGTAAGCGTGGCGTGCCTAGAGGGATGGCGGGCCTTGTTCGACTACATTGAAAGCAAGCAAGACATGATCGACGTTCGGAACGGACTAACCGCGATTTTAGAGGACGACGACGACCGCAGCGGCACGAAGGTGCATCTGTCCCCGATAGACTTCGACACACCTACGGGCGACCCAGTGGTGATCCATCGGAGGGCATTTTACCCATGACCGAAGGCGCTGACTTTCTACCGGAGGACGATGAACTCCTATCACGACTGAAGGCTGCGCTGGCGGAGCCTTGCGTTGCTGTGCGACTAGTTCACACCGCGCATGGTGGCTGTGCTGACTTTGATGTGTTGGACCTGTTGCGCCTCGTCGGGCGACTTGAGGAACTTGAAGCTCGCTGGCGGGGTGCTAAAGAGTTCTTTCAGAAGGAATGCACTCGCCTAGATTTAGAGATTCTGCGCGGTGAGATGTTCCGTCACTGGGTTGCGGACAACACGCCTATGCCTGGTGAAACATGGAATGGCGATGTGATCGACACCCTGCACCTGATTCACCAGCGTGCTGTCATCGGAACCGACGAGGCTCCGCTATGACCGAAAGTTCCTCCTTTCCGCATGCAATTAGTTTAACTGAATTGCTTGCAGACTTCGTTCCATCCCACCCTCAACCCTGGACGTGGGATGATGAAGAACACGACATTCTTGGTCGTACGTGCATTTGTTGCGGCGAGGTTGGCCACTACATGTCGCAACTTGAATCTTATCTCCTAAAGCGCGGACTTACCGAAGGCGTCTGTCTTGATTTTAACGAGCATCGTGTCCGCGACGGTCATCACAGGATCGTTGCTGCACGACGATTAGGCATTGATCGCGTTCCTTGGGAGTCACCAGAGCAAGCAACAGAGCGATGGATTCGTGACGAGGGACACGTTGATTGGCATGACCGTCAACATGGTGATCGCTCAGCGTGGGAACACGAGTGGCGCAAACGGTGGCGGTCACCTAGTGTCTGAAAGCTCCTGCTTTCAACATCCCGTGCGGTTATGCTGTATGCAGCGTCATCTTGGTCCTATTTGCCCCGACGGCAAGGTAATGTGTCAGTTGTGCTACGATAGGTTTGATATGGCCGATCTGTACGTTGACGAGCACGGTGACCGATGGGATGTCTGTCGGGCATGTCAAGAGAATGACGCGCTCCATGGGTGACAATAGCAAGATCGAATGGACTGACGCGACGTGGAACCCCGTCGTTGGCTGCAAAGCGGTCAGCCCTGGCTGCGACCACTGCTACGCGGCACGCTATGCATCGCGCAACCTGAGCGACACCTACCGCGGACTAGCAGAGGATGGCGTTTTCAACGGGACCGTGCGGTGCTTGCCTGAGCGCCTAGACCAGCCGTTGCGGTGGAAACGACCACGGCGTATCTTCGTGAACTCGATGAGCGACCTGTTCCATCCTGACGTACCCTACGACTTTATCTGTCGCGTGTTTGCCGTGATGGGCGAGACGGAGGATCGGCACACGTATCAGATTCTCACCAAGCGGCCGCATCGGATGCGGTCAACGTTAATCCGTCCGTACTTGAGTTTCGAGGATCATCAAACCAACGTCATTGTTGACCTGCCGCTGTCCAACGTCTGGCTCGGCACGAGCATCGAAAGTGACGAGTACACGTTTCGCGCGAACCACCTGCGAGCTACACCCGCAGCTGTCCGCTTCCTGAGCCTCGAACCCCTGCTCGGGCCGCTACCGTCGCTTGACCTGACCGGCATTGACTGGGTGATCGTTGGTGGCGAATCAGGACCGGGCGCGCGACCGATGCACGGTGCGTGGGTGCGAGACATCCGCGATCGGTGCATAGATGCCAAGATTCCCTTCTTGTTCAAACAGTGGGGCGAGTGGGCACCCGATCTGGCGTTTGACGCCTTCACTGGTGCCTACCTGGGAGAGTTTGACGATGAATCAATGACCCGCATCGGCAAGAAGGCGGCTGGCCGCGATCTTGATGGTCGGACCTGGGATGAGTACCCGACATGAGAATCCTCGTTTGCGGTGGCCGTGATTATGCAGATGAGGATGTCGTTGCTCGTGTCCTGACCGATGCCTTCACCTTCTGGATACGTTCGTCCGACGAGCCGTTCGTGATAGTCCACGGTGATGCCCGTGGTGCCGACCGTTTGGCAGGTGCATGGGCAGATGCGTATCCCGACATTCTTGTCAACGAGCCGCACCCTGCTGATTGGACACGCTACGGCAGACGTGCCGGACCGATCCGTAATCAAGAGATGTTGGACAGTGGCATTGATCTCGTGATCGCCTTCCCTGGTGGTCGTGGCACTGCTGACATGGTGCATCGTGCTCGCAAGGCTGGCGTGAAGGTGAAAGAGGTCGTCACCAAGTTGTAACACGGAATCTCGTCCACCTAGTTGACATCGGACGTGGAAGGTGTACGCTGAAGGCATGACAACAACACAGATGACCAACGGCGAATTGTTCATGGCACTGGCGGACGCCAAGTTCCGCAAGGACGCCGAACAGATCGCTACGCTTTCGGCAGAGTTCGATGAGCGGCAACCAGTGATGGTCCTGCTGCCTGACGGCATGTTCGGGTTTGAGTCATGAGACAACGTGAAATCACCATCGGCAACGCGTACGAAGCTAGGGTCAGCGGCAAGGTGACCACCGTGCGCATCCTGCGGAAGGCGCACAGAAAGGGTTGGATCGCCAAGAATGAGGCGACTGGACGCGAGGTGCAGATACTGACGGCACAGCGGTTGCGGCCATTGCCAGCGGAGCGACCCTCCGCTAGCAAGCGAGTTCAGGTTTACTACCAGCCAGTGACGAACGACGATCCGCGTCCGTGCCTGTATCTCGGTCCAGCTGAAGGATATAGCGAGGTTGACGGTCAGGTCATGATCCGTGACCAGTACGGCGAGTTTCGTACCAGCATCAACTACCTCTACCTGGGAGCGACATGCAATGGATTTTGAAGCCGAACTAGACGCATTCTACGTGGCCAACTACAACGAAACCGACCGCGAGTATTGGGGTGTCTCGGATCGCTGGGCAGAGGACAACGGCGATGAAGACTAGACCCCTGATGGTGTGCGGTCACGCAGCCAACGCAGTGAACGGCAACGGCGATCCGTCGTGTGCCATCTGTTGTACTAGCGAGATCGACGACCGCATGTTGTCTCGTGAGGGCAGGATGGCGAAGTGCTCGTACTCGCACATGCGAGACGGCACGGTGCATCCCGACTCGTTGCGACCGTCGTCTGATCCCGGACTGGCGTTCTTTGAGTACCGGGGACCGGGGTCAGCCTACGCTATGGGCACGTGCAAGCACTGCCACTACAACATCGTCGCACACGACCCCACGGTGCCACATATGGCACGCATAGAAGGTGGGGGCAGGACGAGGTACGAGAACTTCATGAGGCAACACGGACAACACGAGTTCGAACCGATCGGTCCGGCAGAGTACGATCTGTACTACTGCGGCTGTTGGGGGTGGAACTGATGACCGACATCAATCGCTACGTGAAGTGGGTCGACAGGATCGGCTTTGTCGAGGACGAGGACAGAATCGACCAGTCGTTAGTCGTGGCATGGGTGTACCAACCGAACGACGACCCAGAGCCGCCACACGTGTGGACGACTTGGTTTCACTCGCGTGCTGGCAGTAACCTCATTGGTCCGTACATTGACGAGCTTGAGTTTCTGGACGAGAACGAGAGTGCTGTCAAGGCTCGGGTCTATGACCAGATCGAACGGTACGGCGGCTACATGGATCACGAGTGGGAGCACAGTAACAGCGTGCTGGCGTTTGAGCAGGATGCATGGCTGGAAGGTGCGTACGAGGAGAGGTACGATGTCTGAAAATTTTCGCTGCCCCGCATGCGGTAGTCAAGATTGTCGGTCGCGTGGCTATGACGAAGGATCACATGAACATTTAGTCGAGTGTCAAGCGTGTGGTCAGATGGGCGATCGGAGTGATTTTCGTGTCTGAAAGGATCAACTTTCAACACCCGTCACGCTACGGCGTTGGCGATGTGGTGTACGGGCTGAGTATCAGCCCACACAAATATTGGCAGTTGTGTCATGTGTGCCACGGGACAAGCCGCGTGTACGTTGCTGGTCATCCTGAACTACATACTTACTGTCCATTCAAAGGCTGCTCAGGCGGCAAAGTCTGGCTTGAGGACATGGGTTCATACTACGAGATCCGAGAACTCACGATTGGCCAGGTGCGCGTTGTGGTTGGCTACGGCGCTCAAGTGACATACATGTGCGAAGAGACGGGCGTCGGTAGCGGACAGGTGTGGCACGAGGAAAAATTGTATCCGTCGTACACGGAGGCAGAGGCGTCTGCTCGTGAACAGGGTGCTGTACTGCGAGAGGAGTTGTTGGTCCCATGACCGACTTTCTACCGACCACACCGAGACTGCGACTGAAGTATCGGTTTCGGTTGCCATATAAGCACACTCGCGCTGATTATGCGGGCCACTCTGGCAAGGCTCACCACAACAAGCTTAATCAGGCAGCAAAAGATCGACTACCACCACAGCCACTCAAGGCAATGGTCTATTCCAATCGCAAGTATCGGATGGTGACGATCCATGACTGAAAATCCAGACTTTCCACAACCCGAGCGATGTCGACGCTGTAGCAAGTTAGGCATGCGCTGGCGTGCCGCCACGCACATTAGCAAGCAATGGGGTCCGCTCTGTCGCGAGTGCTACGCGTACAGCAAAACGCTTGCTGGCGCGTCAGAATACCTGCGGGTTGCCTTGGACGATTTCTGGATGGCGGTTAAAACGCAGCGGTGGGAACCGACCGGCACGCGTGTGTGGCAGTGGTTGGCCGTGTACTCACCTGCGTGGTGGGACGATGCATGGTATCATCTATTTGATTGGTGGGACCGAACCGTTTACGGGGAAGAGTTTTTACAGCGCATCTGTAGGCGTTGCGGCGAAAAACGCTACAACCACCAACACGGACGATTTGGAGAATGCAATGTCTGAAAGCACGAGCTTTCTGCAACACGGCGAGGGAGATGGCACGATGGCCGATGCTGAATGGCGTGAGGTGGCCCAGATCTTAGATAAAGAACTGACCAAGGCGCTCGACATGCTAGAGGTAGAGCATCCATCACACCTTCCTTCGGCCTTTTGCGGGGTGTGCAATTTTCTACATAAGTCGGGAAGATAGACCGATGAAACCCGTCATACGATACGCTGTCTACAACGATGACACAAAGGCTGACGAACTTGTTTTAGAGGACGCGTTGACTCCTGACTCGTTTACTAACCTCAAGCAAGCGCGACGGGAGGCAGCTCAGCATTATCGAGATCACGGAGTTAAATGTCGAGTTTTCAAGTGTGTCGTGTCGATGGAGGTGACCCCACTTGACTGAAAGGCTGAACTTTCTCGCTCGTGTTCTTGAGTGGGTGATCAAGAACGACAACAGTAAAGCTACTGCAATCGTCTCGGTTACGACAGATGCCGAGGACTGGGCGGGCAGCACCGAGGGCGGGTTTTATAGCACGTTCGGTGTTGAGATTACCTATCTCGTGGGCGACGTTCAACGTCGTACGTCAGCTCGCGGCTATGACATGGAGTCGTTGTGGCACTGGGTTGTAGGGGGTGCGTACGGTGAGTAACACGCTTTATTGGCGGCCACTAAATCCGCCCCCGCCAGATCATGCGCTAGATCAACTCAAATATGTCATCAGTCAGTCGTTGTGGGGACACGACGGATCACTACGCGGTGACCCGCTTCCGCTTGATAGATCGTTCATTGCGTATTTGCGGGGCATTGCTGACGCAGGTAGTGCTACCGTGAAAGAAGAGGCCGAAGAGTTGATTGATGCGATCCGACAATACGGCGTCGTGGAGGTGTATCTGTGTGGTTGAAAGCCCAAACTTTCTGCGGCGTCGGTTCCACAGGCATCGTTGGGTTGGACCTCGTTGGCATGTTGCGCCAGGATCGGTAATCCCGATTTACGAATACTGGCAAACGTGTGAACGTTGTGGTTTACACCGAGAGCAGATCAACAGGATGGGTCCGTTCATCAGCGATCGAGACCGGTGGGTGGAATGGTAGAAAGGCTCGACTTTCAACAAACGCCAGAGGTCATCGCCGTTGGTATCGTGTCCAGCGAAGACTTCATGTGGCTCATGTGCGGCGGTGATGATCAGTGGATTGGTTCACATCTGCGCGCACTCAAGCCAGCGTGGGACGCGTACGTGGCTGCAGGAGGTAAGACATATGGACGATGACTACGAGGACGAACCACTAGAGTGCTTCGATCCCGAATCGCACTGTCCGCGGTGTAGCATCGACGGTTACACATGCGTCCATCACGGCGTTGGTAGCTGGTGCGACCGTGACCCTGAATACGTCGTGAACGTCATCGCTCAGTATTTCAAAGACCGACAGACGGATTACGTCGGTATCATTTGGGAGGCGGTCGCCAATAACGTTATGCGGGCACTTGGTTGGCACAATGGCGAACGGGTCACGATTGACGAGATGGGCCGCGTTGTCCACAACTCAAAAGATTTTGGCGAAAACGGTTGACAACGGTTGGAGGTGGTGCTAAGGTACTAATCGTGCAGTAGTGATGGTGCGGTTACTTCTTTCCTTTTAAGAAAAAAACACCGTGCCGAGTATGCTCTGCACACCGTTCGTGGAAGGGCAGTGAGAGTGACAGGTACTTCACATACAACCATTGCATGTATTGCCTTCGGGCAGTCTCCTGTCGCGATTGTTCTCCCTTCCAACATCTTGAAGGGGCAGTGAGAGTAACGGCTACTTCCAATGCTAATGGAGAGGCATGGGTTCGAATCCCATCAGGCGTTGGCTTGCCAAGGCTTGTAGCTCAGCGGCAGAGCGCTAAAACTATCCGTTGCGATTGTTCTCCCCTTCATCTATCGAAGGAGCAGCAATGAGTAAGGTGAATCCAACAAAGCCAGCGGGTACCCCGGCCGATCACCTGAACTACATGGCTGGCCCTAGCTGGGATATCTCAGATCCCATCGCACGACTGCGCATGGTCGCGTCCTCGTGCTTCTTCGGCGAACCTCAGTATTACGTTGAGGCATCAAGCGAAGAGAAGAAGGGCCGTCGTCGTCCAACGATGTGGAACCGGCCTGATGGCGAGTACCATCTGTCGCCCGCCATCATTAGGCACCTTGATGACATGCTCAACCGGATGGACCCACAGGAATGGCGTGGACTGGGTGCCAAGGAACGCATGGAGGCAGCGATTGATGCTGCACTAGCCCATGACGTGGAGGCAACGCTACAAGTTGCCGTTGACTTGCGGCTGGCAGATCATATCCGCACCACGCCGCAAGTCATCTTGGTGCGTGCCGCCAACTATGAACCAGCCAAGGGTACGGGGCTGATCCGCAAGTACGCACCATCGATCATTCAGCGTACTGACGAACCTGCCGTACAGTTGGCGTATCAACTTGCGACCTACGGCAAGCCCCTGCCGAACTCACTTAAGAAGGCATGGCGTTCGTATCTGGCCGGTCAGTCGTCGTACTCGCTCGCCAAGTATCGCATGGAATCACGTGCGGTCAAGACAGTGGATGTTGTGAACCTGACCCACCCGGCAGGCAACTACATCAACCAACTAGTGCGCGGCGAGCTGGAAACGCCGAGCACGTGGGAGACCAAGGTGTCCGGCGCTGGGTCGACGCCCGAAGTATGGGCCGAGGCTTTTGACAGCATGGGGCACATGGCGCTGCTGCGTAACCTGCGCAACCTGATCAACAAGTCCTCTGTGGACCAGTACGACATCGCCACCAAGTTGTTCGCTGGTGCGGTGACGGGTCAGCAACTACCCTTCCGCTACTGGTCTGCGTACCAGGCAGTGAAGGGCGACAAGATCAAGCCGGTGCTGATGGAAAGCATCGAGGACAGCCTACGCAAATCGTGCGAGGCTCTGGCGTTTCCTGGTCGCGTGATGAGTTTGTGCGACAACTCAGGATCAGCGTGGGGTGCGTTGACCTCTGAATGGGGCACCGTGCATGTTGCCGAGATTGCCAACCTGACCGCTGTACTCACGGCATTCGCATCAGAGCACGGCGAGGTCGGCGTCTTCGGTGACACACTGTCTACGTTCACAGTGTCGCATCGTTCGTCCGTGTTTGACGCCGTAGAGAAAGCGAACAAGCTGGGACACGGCGTTGGCGGTGGTACCGAGCACGGTATCTGGCTGTTCTGGGACAAGGCGATCAAAGAGAACATCCACTACGATGCGGTGTTCGTCTACTCAGACATGCAGGCTGGTCATGGTGGGCTGTACGGCAACTGCGGATATGACGCGTATGTCTGGCCTGGAGATCCTAGATACCGTCGCTATATCGACGTGCCTAAGTTGATTAACACCTACCGCAGCAAGGTCAATCCCAACGTGGAGGTGTTTTTGGTGCAGGTCGCTGGTTATCACGATACGATCGTGCCCGAGCACTACAATCACACGCACATTCTTGGCGGATGGTCTGAGGGCATTCTGCAGTACGCCCAGCGAGTCCTGAAACCGCTGCCACCTCAGTAGTAAATCATGAAATGGCTGAGTGCAGACACCCATTTTTCCCACGCAAACATCATCGCCTATTGCGATCGTCCCTACGCGTCCGTATCCGAGATGGACAACGACCTCGTGCAACGATGGAACGAAGTCGTTGCGCCCGACGATGAGGTGTGGGTGCTCGGTGATGTCGCACTAGGCCGACTTGACGATTCACTCGCGTACGTCGCGTACCTGAATGGCGCCAAGCATCTCGTACCTGGCAACCATGATCGTATGTTCAAATGCAACGGAACCAAGTGGGCAAACGCAACGCAGCGGTATGTCGACGCTGGGTTCGCTGACGTGCTGGACGATGAGATTGTGCTTGATTACTTTCTACCGCAACAGTACGTGACTGCCTGTCACTTCCCGTTCGCCGGTGAGGCACGCGACGGATGGGAGGATCGGTTTGTAGATCATCGTCCGATCAATAAGGGGCAGTGGCTCCTACACGGGCACACGCACGGCAAGTGGCGTCGCAACGGTCGCATGATCGATGTCGGTGTTGACGCGTGGGGTGGGTACCCCGTGAGCTTCGAGACGGTAGCGGCGCTGTTCGGTGCTGACGAGGATCAGGTCGCGGCTGTGCCGTGGGTGCATGAGAGTCACAACCGTACCCAAAATGCCACGGTTTTGACACTCTCGTAGTTCACGATGTCCGCTTATTCATACACGTGGTGAATTATGCCCAATGTGTGAATAAACGGACATTGCGGAATGTGATGTTATCCTGACACACGAAGCGGTAGTCAAACGACACACAAAACGGTAGCGTAGAGACAAAAATGCCTCCGCTCCCAACCCTCGTGCGAGTGAGGGTCAGGAACGGAGGCTGTGCAGGGGAGCGGCGAGGGAGTGCTACGACCCTGCACTTAGCGTCTCGGGGAGGCGCGGAGCACGGACCGCGCAGATCGGACCCGAGACGGATCTATTTCCTTTTCAGGATGCTGACCTTTGGTATGACAATCAAACCGCCCACCTCGCCGTGGGATGAGCAGCTACTGGCGATCGAGATGTGTTCGTCGGACTCGCCAATGAGGTAGCCGCACGAGGTCACCCGTGTCGGTCGCACCTTTTTGACTTCCTTGATATCGCGCCAAGCGTCCAGTGGTGCGCAACTGTCAATCCATGCGACGGTGACACGCCTGAGCTTGCGCTTGCTCACACGACCACGCTCGTAATCTCAGCACCGTAGTCACGATGCGTTGACCGGCAGTATCGTCCACAGTCCATGCAACACCATTGCTGGTACTTGCTCAGTGCCGTGTATGCGTACCCCCTGCGCATGAGCTTGTCACTACCGCACGACGGGCAGACAGTGCGACCAAGGTAGGCGGCGTAGCTCGGGTGCGCAATGATCCACGGTTGGAGCAGGTGATATAGCTCAGCCAGCAGCGTCACGTCGCGCTTGTTGTACTTCTCCATTCGTTTCCACGCGTCAGGATCGCCAGCCAGACACTTGGTCCACAACGGGAATCCCTCGTGTTCAACCTTGCCCTTGAGTCCCAACGCCTCGCTGATGTGTGCCAGCTTGTTGCTAGGAAACCGAAATTGCTTTCTGGCCGTGACGAGTAAATCGATCTGACGGTACGGCGACGGCGGCGTGAATCCCTCTAGGAGCAGTTCCCGATTTATGTATGGCAGGTCGAAGGCAGCAGAGTTGTAGCCCATGACGATATCGGCTTCATCTAGCAGCCGGTGTGCCTGCGACACCATCTCGTGCCGCTGGCTACCGTCCAGCCCGATCGAGTAGAACTGTGTCTTGCGCTTGCCACCCAACCACCTTGCGGCGAAACAGATCATGCGCGACGTGTCAACGATCTGGTTCGTTGCAACATTCTGCTTCCACAACCCCCACGTCCAGACTAGGTTCGGTGATGTCTCGATGTCGATCAGAAGTATCTTGGGTGCATCAGCCATCTCTGCCAAGGCTCTCGGTATCCCTTCGTCGGCGGATGGGCACGCTAAACTACGCACTTGTAACTCTACCGTGTTGTCGCTGCTCGTGTCAACCGCACAAGATGGGTGTTGACAACGGCAGCGGACGGGTGTAAGGTTCAGGCATGACAACCAACGTGAAGCACCCAGAGATTAAGGTCAAGCTTGTCGGCACGGACGGCAACGCGTTTGCCGTGCTCGGCAAGATCAGCGCAGCACTCAAGAAGGCTGGCGTTTCCAAAGAGGAGCGCGACGAGTTTTTCGGCGAGGCCATGAGCGGTGACTACAACCACCTGCTCGGCACGGCGATGCGGTGGGTGAACGTGTCATGACCACCAACGAGATTGACCGCATTATCAATGACACCACGACCAGCATCTTGGCCCGTCGCCGCGAGTTCGGGCTGCCACTACCGTGCCCGAGCTTCGAGGAGTACGAGAAGCGTCGCGCGGTCAACATGCAACACTTCGTAGTTCCCGTCGCGGTCGAAGTCGATGGGGTCTACCTGTGACCGGCATATTCCGTGATCGTCCTGCCGACGACGACCTTACCCTTCGCACGCTCGCTGCAATGTACGACTACTCGCTACCGTACAGGCAGGCGGTTGCGCGTGCGCAGGAGCGGCACGTCGACTACTGCGATGACGAAGACTGTCAAGACGACAACCACGCCGCTGCGTTTGCACGGCTAGAGGATGATATCGCGGAAATGTACCATGACTAACGCCGAGCCGTTCTACATGGAGTTTACCGAGTTCCCTGGTGGCCCAGAGGGACCATTCATCGACTCGATACCTCTGTCAGAAAGCAACAGGTGTACGTGGGAACTGAATCCGTACGGTGGCAACTGGGAAATCAACGGCGAGGGCTGGTGGCGTATCGGACCGTTCGCATGGGCAAACGACCACACGCACCCGTCACGCTACACCGTAGGCGACGTGGTGTACGGGCTGACCGTCCGACCACACAGGTATTGGAAGGTCTGCGACGTGTGCAACGGTACGGCCCGCGTCAAGATCGCCGATCATCCAGAGTTGAGTACCTACTGTCCTGTCAAGAACTGCACGGGCGGCAAGGTCTGGCTAGAGGACATGGGGTCATACTACGAGATTTCATACCTCACGGTCGGTCAGGTGCGCGTTGTGGTTGGCTACGGCGCTGAAGTGACGTACATGTGCGAAGAGACGGGCGTAGGTAGCGGGCAGGTCTGGCACGAGGGAAGACTGTACCCGTCATACACGGCAGCAGAAGTGGCAGCACGCGAGCAGGGTGCCGTGCTACGAGAGGAACTGTTGGTTCCCAATGTCTGAAAGCGCGAACTTTCAACCAAAAGGAGCAAGTGATGACCAAGGGTGATACACCCGAACGCAAGGCGCAGTAGCGCAATCTGCGTGACCGTTCACGTCGGGCATACAAGAAGGACCGAGCGATTCGGAAGTTTCAGCGTCAGTTGGCAGCAACGGGAACCGTTCTCACACCTAGTGCCATTCAAAAGGAACTTCGGCGCATTGAGGATGAGATATCAGCATGACCGAAAGCACACACTTTCGTCGCGTCCTAGACCTCGTAGACCAAGACGTTTCTGGCCGCGTCGCACAAGTCCGCACGCACTACAACTGGTCCGACTGGCAACCAATGTGGCGCGTGCTCAAGTCCGTCGCGATCGGCAAGAACGACATGGTGTACCTGTGGTGGATACCCGAACATGACACGGGTAGTTTTGACTGCGGGTACAGTGGGCGCGGCATCGAACTCGCGAACGATTGGGAGATTGAGATGGAGGACACCAGTGGTCAAGTTCACGACGCCTAATGGCGAGGTTTGGCTGGACGTTCATTCGCGGTCCGCCTGTCGCGGTCGTCACTGCGTGATCCACAATCCGAGCGATCACAACATGCGCGACTGGCCCATGCACCTGCGCGAGACGGGACTAGTGGAACGTATCTGCGAGCACGGCGTTGGTCATCCTGACCCAGACTCGGCAGCGTACTTCGATGAGTATGGTCCGATCGGATCACGCGGGGCGTGGGGCGTACACGGGTGCGACGGGTGCTGTCATGTCTAGCAAGGCCATACTAGTCGTGGACGACTGTCGCAACTTCCCAAAATCACCAACCGATATGGTGCGTACCGTGCGTACGTCGGCAGCAGCGTTACAGTTTCTTGGTTTCGACACGGGCGTGCGTCCCGAGATTGACGAACTGTGGCTCGACTTTGATTTGGGTGGTGTGTTTGGTCAGTTGGAACTGTATGACACGGCGATGCCCGTCGCCCTGTACCTAGCTGAGTGCGCGTACTACGGTGACCCATACCCAGTCAAAGAGATCATCATTCATTCGTCTAATCCGGTTGGTTCCGAGGCGATGCTACAGACGCTGCTCCGTTTTGGCTATAACGTTAAGCGACAGGAGGCGCACTTTGGTGTCTGAAAGCAATGACTTTCAACAACCTATAGATTATAGTTATTTTCGTGCTGTATAACCAATAGGTTATACTTTCAGATGTTGTGCTGCAGGATAGTCGGACGTGGGTCAAGTCTTTGTCTTTGCCAGCATCGACGCATGAATGGCCCCAATCCGTGCTGTAGCCATCGCAGCGGCGACAGGATTGATCTCCACCGTTAGTTGGTTGTCCTGTAGCGACTCGCCACCCGTGGACCAGTTGGTCGATCCACTGAAGTGCACTACGCCGTCGATGACGCCTTCCTTAAGGTGCATGATGGCACCCTTCTCCGAACGACCGATAGCAACAGAACTGATCGGGTAGTCCTCGCCTGTCAGTAGCGTGCGCTCGTGTACGCCGCCCGCCTGCGAACTGTCGAGCGTGAGTTGCACGTAGACGTTCTCCGCGACCAGCTTGTCCTTGATGATCTGCGCGAGTTCGTCATCATCAAAACCGTACATGGCAAGAACTACACTACGACACGCCGCAGAGATGACGGCCTTGAGTGCGCCATGCACGTCGTCTATGGGCGAGTAGAACGTGCGGCGGTCGGTCGGGTACCCGGGTGGGAACGGTGCGCACGCGTACTGGTCAAGTACCGACAGGTCTGTAAGGGGATGGACTATCATGTGTGTTGTCTTTCGAATACCACGACCAGCCGGTCATCGTTACCACCCGACCACGAATGCAGTTTCCACTCCGTGCCGAGCATCTTGTTGAGCAGGGCTTCCAGTTCCTTGGTGGACCTGACCTCAACCACCTTGATCCACTTCATGCGCTACGGGATCGGTAGGAATGATCCAGCGAACAAGCCAAGTCCGATGCCAAGGATGCACATCAGGTGATCAGCCGTGCTCCATGTCCCGCCTGTAATGGCAAGAATAGCGAGGATCAGAAAGGCAACGATAGAAAGGACGAGTAGGAATAACTTCATGGTGCTCCTTAAGTTGGTTGTGAGTTCCTGTTGGTGAGCCATTCTTCTGCCATATCGCCTAGAATGGTCCCGAGTATGGCGGCTAATGCGAGTGCGAGCAGGATTGACATTGACACGAGGCTGACGCCGTAGTGATAGATCGAGGCGCCACCCACGCCCACCGCAAAAGCACTACCCACGTCGTGTCCTACTTCGGAGAGACTGGCGTATGTGCGGCGACGCCATGTACCGAACCTCTCGTTTGACAGGGCGTCGATCTTGATCGTCTCGCACACGTCCATGAATAGCATCGACACAAACACGATCAGGGCGATGAGCATCGCTACCCCAGCATCCTCTTGGCCATGTCAATGAGGTCTTGTTCGTCCTCAATGACCTCAAGGCGACGTAGTTTGATTGCTTCAAACAGAGAGTCAATGAACACGTGGCTGTGGTCGATTTTGGAGATGAGTTTCTGCATCTCTAACGGTAATTCCTGCGGTGTCATCTTACGCCCCCTCTTTTGCAATCCGCTCGCGCACCTGTACGCGCGTTTCCAGTTTATCGATGCGCTGGAATACCTCGCGTTCAACGGCGTCCGTATGACCCTTCTGCGTAGCTACGGTCACGATCAGAGCGTCAACTTTGGCTTCGGTGCGTGCCGCTGTATCGCCCAAACTTAGGCTCCCGCCACCGTTGGGCTTAACTTCAGTAAGGAGTCGGTCTAGCTTATCTTCTCGTACAGCTCGTGCGGACAACCAACGGTTGATGCTGATACCAGCACCAATGATGATGCCGATACCGATGAGGATATAGATCCAGTTGTATTCCATCGTACCAGAACCGAGCGTGACCCTCGCTAGTACGGCATAGTAAGCGGCTACCCCGCTAGCCGTGGCGATCATGCCATTAATGCCTTCCATGTCTGGTTGCCGACTATGCCGTCAACGGTGATTTCTTCTGCCATCTGAAAATACTCGACCGCGAGCTTCGTGCGAGGACCAAAGATTCCGTCGACGCCACCAGGCTTCAACGCTTCACCCTGTCCGTGAGCGACAAGCCGTTGCTGACAGAGCTTGACCGCTGAACTGTGCATGTACGGCGTGGCGAGATACAACGTCGGTTCGGATGGTGGCGGAACGACCTTACCCCACAGGGCGGGACGGATAGCCCCGTAGTAACTGAGACCGTCGTGACCGTTGGTGACGGTCGGGATGAACGTGTTATATCGCACACCATATTGCTCGTCATAGGCGTCGATCATGGTGTACGCGCCGCTGACGACGCCAGTGTAGATACCTGTGTGTCCCGGCCTCGGTGGTACTAGTTCCCCGCCGCGGAAGTAGACGAAATCACCAGGCTCTAGTGCCCCCTTGACGCGAGGTGCCTGCGGGACATTGAACTGCTCTGCCGATCCGTGTGCCATCTCGACGCCGATGGATTGCGCTGCCATCATCGTCAGACCTGAGCAGTCCCACGCGTTCGGTCCCGCGGCACCGTACACATAAGGCTTGCCTAGTTGCGCCTTAGCGAAGGCGACCAGTTGATTCTGGTACTGCGTGACGGTCGGCATGACTAACCTTTCTCGGCAGGGATTACTTAAGCTGGCGTATAAACCGTGGCCCAGTCGACCTGCATGTTCACGACGGCCGGCGTGGAAGCGTTGACAGGGACGTTGTTGCTGCCCCAATCGAGGGTCTCGATCTGCATGAACAGCTTCATCGGCTGGACGAGACTGTTCGGGTCCGACGGGTTCGTGTCGGGATTCGGCTTCGTGTACCAGACCACCCCGTCGACCAGGTAGCTGATGGTCGACGCGTTCCACTCGACGCCGTAGGTGTGCCACTGCGTCGCGTCAGTCGAGCTGTTCGTCTCATACTCCTGCTCGTTATCAGCACCCCAGTGTGTCGAAGCCTGAAAGAGAAGACGGGTGTTGTTCAGCCCCTTGCCGTCCTCGTAGAGGTCGAGCTCTGGCGGCCAGTTGTCCAGCCCGATCATGCCGAGGCACATCGTCACGCCGGTGCCGCCGTCACAGCGGGCACGCACGAGGGCAACGCCTGAGGTGTAGCCGACGCGGGTACTCAACCCTGTCCCTGCGCGGTTGGTGCCACTCTTGGCGCCATCGGCAGCAGCGTCGACGTAGTTCGACAACGTGGCGATGCTGTTGGCGACCGAGCCGTGGCTGGACAGGAACGGGCCGAACTGCTGGTTGATGTCCTGGTAAAACCCGTTCCACGTTGTCTCGTTGAGTGAAGTTCCGAGAAAATCATCAGCAAGAACCTGCGTGAAGCCTGGATAGGCGTTCGGTCCCGGCATGGTCGTGGTGGGCGGCGGTGGTGGAGGCGGTGGAGGTGCCACAGGATTGGCTGCCAGCCACGCCGTAGCGGCAGCACTTGCGGCGACAACCGTTGCGTGCGTTGCTAGAGCCAGGCGCTTGACTGCCCCGGTCGTGTCTGCTGCGATCTTCACGAAGGCCGTCGATGCGGCATCCAATGCCGTGCGGTCAGACTGGACCTGTGCTTGTGGCGTCGTCATAGTTCCTTGCTTTCGGGTGGAGTTGCATTGAGAATGCGAGCGAGATCAGCGGGCATACAAATGACCGTCGCCACATCTGCTACCAAACCAACGGGTATCCATGCCTCGCACGCGTAGGCAGAACAAATCAAGTGATTCCCGTCACCGAGTACGAGCCGCGTGTGAAAGATTGAGTTCAGTGTCTCCGCAAATATGGTCAGAAACCCATACTTGACGCCGAGCTTGGTTCGCACGTAGTTGAGCGTCACGGCGATTTGATCGCCCATCACGAGGGGAGATACGACCGCATACAGCAGGTGTTTGTAATCCGCGATGGCCGTCAACACGATCCCGTGCGGTCCGGCCTCGGCGATGGTTTCGTTGTCTACGAAGATGGCGGCATGGTTGGCCCACGCGTAGGCGCGGTCCGTCCTGCGCAACCACTCGCCGAAGCGAATGGCGCGCGGGATGAAGCCGCTTTTCTTGAGCAGCAACATGTCGCCGGGTTGCGCGTCGGTACACGCAACGTTCTCGGGGAACCAGCGTATCGTGTGCAGTGGTACGCAGACCAAACTAGTCACAGTTGCTTGATGTCGGCTTCAAGTGCCGCAATCTTTAGACTGGTCGGTCCTTTGCCTGCCTTGATTGCTTGGTCGCTTACGCACGCGTAGGCTTCATCGAGGTAGTTCGATAGAAACTCTTCGGTCACGCCAATGAGTGCACCCCACGTAACTGCCCAGAACATCTTGGTTGGCGAGTCATACCCAGTAAGCAACACGTCATGTCCACCGAGAATCTGTGAACCCGGCACGTACGTCCACGTGTGCGGGAACTGGTCCTCAGCAGACTGTGGCAACTGGACGCCAACGTTCGCAGATCCACACAGGTAGATGGCGTTCTTAACATCATCGAGATTGGTATAGTCGACAGGTGCATACGCGCCGAGCTTGATGCCGTTGAATGCCGTCTTCGTCCACGTTGTGAACGCGGTGCTGATCTCAAGGCCGGTGTCGTACTGGTCAGGGTTGGTGAACAGTTGCTCGGGCGTGCAACCGGCTAGTTTGCAGTACACCTCTACGTCTGTATTCGATGACCATGCTGCGTCTTGTGGACCATGCGAGCCGAAGTTATAGTTGTTGCTCAACGTGAAGTGGTCGAACCCGCCACCTACGACGCAATCGCCACAGCCACCCCAACCAGGAGGCACACCAGGAAGCGTCACGGTCGGATCTGGACCGTTCGCGGCCATGCCCCAAGGAACCGTGACCCTGGCGCCGTAGTGCGCGTGCGGCGGTGGCGCGGGTAGTGCCTCCTCAAAGTACGTCTTGAAATCTGGCAGGTCGGGTCGCTTTGCTGCGAGCTTGCCGAGCAAACCGTGGGCCGTGCTAGGTACAGTCATTTCTCTCCTTGGTTGTGTGAAAGTCCATGCTTTCTACTGCGGATTAAATCGCTAGGCCAGCAACAGCAGCGGGAAACGTAATGGTGTAGTCAATCACGCCGGTTGACAGGTTGATGCGCTGTGCCGTTGATCCAATGCCGACCCATGCATGATCGCCGTCAGGGTCAAGACAAATACCGCCCGATAGTCCGCTGACGGGCCAATATGCACCAGCGACATTGCTCGTTGTCGTAGCTGCGATATACCCGTCGATAGTATCGCAATACCAGATCGTTCCGTTGTCGGCCGTGAGTGCTAGCCATGATGCGTTTATGGTGGAAAGATACTCGCTGATCGTGTAGGAATTGCTCTCTATCTGGGCCTGTGTCACGACATAGATGAAGCCAGTGCGAAGGTCTGATACGTAGACAGTATTGCCGCCACCCTTCACGACAAGGAGTCCACAGAAAGCCCCTGTGCCACCACCCGGAACCACAACGCTTCCAAAGGCTTCATATGCATACCCGACCATCACCGCGGACTTGTGGCTCGGGGCGTCTGTTACACCGCCCGTCCCGGCAGAGGAGTAGGAGTGAGGAAGTTCGTAGTCCCCCGTCGCCCAGTCGTATTGTCCCGCCTGGCCCCCGGCAGAAAAGCTCCAACCCCCGAACGAGTTGTAGTAGACGGTCCCATAAGGCCCTGGGTTCGGGCCACCGATGAAGCTGGGCCAACCCGTAAGGGATTCGCCCGAGACCCCGACCCAGACGACCCCCCACGAGACGATGTGCGGTCTCGTCTGGCCCTCGATGTAGGTCGCGTAGACGACGCAGGTCACGGCCACAATGTCGCCGCTGGGTGAAAGTTGCACGTTGGATGGCGTCGTGTTCGGTGCGTAAAAATCGAAGACAGGACTGAGTGTTGGCAAATAGTCACCAGGAGGAAACAGGTAGTCTTGAAGACTGATCGCAGTACCCGTCACAAGCGAACTCGTATTAGCGGGTTGAATCGTACCCAAACTCGGGATTGCAGCCCAAAGAATGCCCATTAGAACGCGTGGATGAACCAGGTCAAGTTGGCTGCACTTGACCCACCGTACACGTCAACCGAAACCTGGAAGTAATCAGTCAATGTACCGGGAATGGTCCATGCCCCTGTGCCTGGACATTGCGCTAACGCTTGAGTCAACCCTGACGGAATCGTGATCGTTGTGAACTCCGTTCCGTTCAGCCAGAAACCAAGCGTCATGTCATTACTACTTGAATCTGCCGTACCAAGCACTCCAGATACGGCGTACACATACCCGCTGTAATTGCGGGGCAAATGATACGAGACGCCAGGACCGAGAAGAGCGACCGCGCCTGGATAACTGAAGCCCATGTACACGGCAATAGGGCCAGGCGGGTTGTTAGTAATGTTGGTGAAGCCAGATGCCGTGCGCGGTCCAAGTGCACGCAGACTAGGCGGGTATGGTGGAGCGGGGTTTAGTTGGTCAGTCATAATGAGTTCAGTAGTTCGTAGGGACTGAGCACGTAGTTCGTGACCCACTTATCTGGCATCGTGACGGTATGCCCAATAGCCTCAATGACGTTATCCTGTGCAAACACAGCGGTATGTGGCAGTCCCGTACCTGGTGCGTTAGCCCTGACGAAATGCACGACATCCCACAGTCCCAGGCCGAGCATGTACGGCAGGTTCGCTCCACCATTGGCTGTGGATGCAAGATCAACACTCATCACGCGGACCTGCGATGCTTTGTAGCGTTGCAGCAGCCACGCCGCCAAGTCGGCCGACGCCTGATCTGGATTGTCTCCCGCTGCTGTCGCGAACAGAAGACCGGTCAAACCACCCGTAGGACCGACACGTTGACCGAATTGTACAACACCGCCTGGATCAGCAGCAACCTGTGGATTGCCATTCTGTCTCGTCACGCTGATGATCGGCCACACGTCCTCATCATCGCGGACGATCTGTGGCTTGGGTTCATAGTTGCAGTTGATCACTCCGTCAACAGATGCGGCAGCCATATCAGTGAAGGCAACTACCGGACTAGGGTTGGATATGATGTAGTCACGATCGTAGAAGGTCACCCTGCCTGTCGGACTGACGAACAGCAACCCGTCTTCTGTTTGTTGGATGGATGTCATGTAACTGAACGCGCTGGTCCCAGTAACGGGGCTTGTCTCTGGTTGCAGGTCCACACAAGACACGGATGCAGGCAACGATGGGGGCAACAGTGACGGATCAGTGACACCAGCGACCGTCAGACAGTCCACGATGCGCGCGTACGATGTCTCGATCTTGGAGAAATATGACCCGGCGTTGTAGTGACCCGTAATGTCGGGACGCACAGAATAGACGGCCATCTGACCAAGCAGGCCGGGATAGCTGGGCTGCCAATACGCAGACGCCGTAGTGTTGTTGTAGTAGCCACCGAAGACCACGCTGGCGGCAATCTCGGTGATGCCAGGCCCGACACTGGCCGCATCGCAATAGATACCGAACTCACCCGCGACAATGTGATGCCACTTGCCGTCATTGAACGTACACGGCGCACCCACGCTGGCGGTGACGACGCTGCCTGACATCGTTTGCCAGATCAGTTGTGGTGTTGCAAAGTCAGCGACCAACGCGGCCGAAGTATCCATCGCTTCGTAGATGTACGCGTGCTGATCGCGGTTCATACCGGTTGCCTTAGCAGGCACCTGCGTCCAGAACTCAAGCGCGTTATTTGTGCCACCTAAGTCGCACCAGAAATATCCCTGCGGGTTAGGCGAAGATGACCCGTCGCCAAGGGATACAGCGGTTGACGTGTCATAAAGGATCGGACCCTGATACCCGTAGCCAACGTTATCGGGCATACCAGGGGTCAGTCCGTAGTCATCGGCGAGCAGTGTGTGCTCGTTGCCAGAATAGTCCTTGGTCCACTCTGGCCCTAATATCCAGTACGCTGCCGGAGAGTCATAGAGCACGGCGTTTTCATACAGGCCGTTTGCCGTTGATTCGCCACCCAACGAGTTAGCGCATCCTGACGAGTTGAGCGATACCTGTGCCAACCATCCCAACAGGTCGGTAGCCTGTAGCGTCACATCACTGTTAACAGCATCAGGATCAATCTCATTGACAGAGTTGATATATCCGTAGAAGATCGGGTATGTCACGCTGTGCCACGTCGCCGTGATCTTGATGGGCACCATCGGTACAAGCGGATACGGGAACGTCGCGTCCGTGATCGGAGAGGCGTTGTACGGTGTCCACGGCGCAAACGTCGCTGTGCGGTTGGTCAGTGTCATCGTCAGTGTCGTCGCTTGGATCTGGTCCAACTCATGCTGACGACCAGCCTTGGTGTTGAACGACTGGACGTATTCCGAGATGTCGAGCCATTCGGCGACATCATCGAACAGGAGCGTGTATGTTAGCGGTATTTCAACCGCAATGGTCGGCATCTGGAGACTCATGACACACCCCCTTTATTCACGGGTGATTATGTCCAGCCACTAGCGAACTGACCCCACGCGTTGCCGCGGCTACGCATGAGCTGCAAGATGTCAGTCTGGACCATGAGAGCGATCTGGCGCGGGTCTTGGTTGCTGTTGATCTCAATGTGGATATCGCCAAAAGTGACGTTGCCGCCGCCAGTGCTTGTAGTGGCAGCGACAGATGGGATACCAGTCGTGATGTTGCCTCTGGCCATTGCCTGTTGTGTCTGCTGGGGATTCAGGACAAGTTCAGGACCAGACTCACCTATCAACGCGAAGGATGGACGAGTCACCAGACCACCACCAGCAACGTGCAAGAAATTTTCCAGCCCATGCACGACGCCGCCAGCAAGACCCGCCGCTCCAGCAATGGCACCGCCACCAGGAATGTGCGAGATGATCTCATGCCAAATCTTGGAACCGATGTCGCCCAACGCGCTGATGATGCGACCAGGAAGTGCCTTAAAGAAGTTCACGATCGGGTCCAGTACGTGTGTCTCGATCCAGGTGCCTGAAGTCTCAAGTGCACCCCAAATCGTTGACACGATATTGCCCATGCCGCTGACGATGCGACCAGGGAGTGCAGTGAAGAAGTTGACGACCGGTGCGATTACGTTGGTGTCAACCCATGTCGCAGATGTCTTGAGTCCACCCCAAATGATCGAAGCAATGTCACCCAAACCAGACAGGATGCGACCGGGTAGGCCGGTGAAGAACGAGACGACGGGGGTCAGGACGTTTGCATTGATCCATGAGGCCGAGGACTTCAGCGCGCCCCATATTGTCGATACGACGTTGCCAAATGCGGACGAGATACGACCAGGGAGTGCAGTGAAAAAGTCCACGATACCATCAACGACACGCTTGATATCGGGCAAGATATCACCAAAATGCGAGCTGACCCACTCTACGATGTCTTCAAAGAAATGGATGATCTGCTTGTGGAACATGATAAACAGGGCCAAGGCTGGCGAAATAGGAGCTAGCAGAATCTCTGCAAGCAACTCCCAGTGCTTCTTGATCCAACCGACTACGGCGTCAAAGGCGCGCTCGATTGGCTGGATAAAGTCGTTGTCTATGGCGTGCCAAGCGTCTTCGAATGGCGCGGCGATATCATGACCTATCCTCTTGAAGAAGTCTTCAATGGCCGACCAATGCTTGATGATCAGTGTTGCCCCGGCAGCGAGTGCCAACACTGCCGTTGTCACAGGGAAGAACGCCGCAGCGATGGCAACCAGTGCGGCGATCAACAGCGGTTTGTGATCGACCAGAAATGTGAAGACCTTGCTGATGCCTTTCCATAATAGGTCAAGCGCTGGTTCGACATCTTTCCATACCGACTTTATGGCAGCAGAAATCTGAGGCCAGTCTTTGATGAACCCTTGAACCACCTTCTCGACTACGCCCAAGAGCTTCCCTAGAACAGGGATCAACTTCTCGCCAAGTGATGTCAGTAGGTCATCGGCCGTCGCCTTCATTGTCTTGAACTCGACAGAGAGTGTCTGACTCTGAATCGCCGCGCCGCGCTGCGCCGATCCCATCTTGGTGACCGATGCAACAGCCTTGTCGTAAGCACCAGCACCGCTCTGTATGGTGGTAACAAGCTTGCCTGCTCCCGAACCAAGGCCACGTGCTGTCAACTCCGCGGTAGCCTGCGCAGTGGACATGCCCGCAATCTTGTCGTGCAATTGCCCAATGATGGAGGACGTGCCGATGAACTGGCCCTTGCTGTTCAACACTGTGATGCCAAGTTTCTGGTATGCCTCGTTGGATACTTTGGCGGCATCGGCAGAACTCTTGAACTTGCCCCACAACACTGTGTTCTCTACGCTCAGACCCTTGGTAGCATCGGTCACTGCCGTGGTGCTCATCGTGCCCTTTTGATATTCGGCGGCAAGCGCACGGAGGCTCGGCGGCAAGTTCTGCAACGTGACATTCATTGCGATCTGAGTCTTTTGTGCCTCAGATGCAGGCTTTAACAGGGCCGTAAAGGTCGTCGTCAGTGCACTCATGGCTTGACGACCCGACTCACCGTGGTTTGTCAAGTCGACCATCAAACCGGCAAGATCGCCAATCGGCGGTGCCATGGCACCAATGCGAGTCTTGGCGCGTATCATGGCCGAACTGAGCGAGTCAACGCCTTGTCCTGTCGCGTTGGACGCGTTGAACAGGATGTTCGAAACACCAGCGGCGTCCTTTGCACCCATGCTGAATGCCTGCAAAGTCTTGGCGACCGTTGACGTTGCATCACTCAAGCTGATCTGCTTGGCCGTGGCGAGATCGGCAGCGGCGTTCATCACCTGCGTGGCCTGTGCCGTCGTCAGCACGCTGCCCTGTACGGACTCCAACTGGCCAGCAACACCAGCATATGCTTGGGCCATTTCCTTGCCGCTGAACTCAGACTTGCCAGCAGTGTCGAGAAAAGCGTTGCCGATAGCAGTGGCATTCTTGATGGACTCACCAGCGGCTACGGCAATCGCAGCGTTGGCGGATTGCATCTGGTCGCCAAAGTGGAGGGCAAGTGCACCAGTGCCAACTATGCCCGCGCCGAGTGCACCCCACCCACCGAGCAGCGCGTTGGGTACGCCCATGTTGCCGAGCATCTTCTTGATGCCACCACTGCTCTTTTCGGCACTACTGCCGACCTTCTCGGCCTTGGTGCCAATCTTCTCTACGTCAGCACCCGTCTTCTCTGCTACGGTACTGACACCACCGAGAGATCCGCCAATGCCCGCCGCAGCCACCGCAACATCATCACGGGCACCAGTAGCGGCAATGCCGACGCCACCAATAGCGCCGCCAATGTCTGATGCTGCACCTGCAACGGTGTCACTGGCCGTGCTGGCAGCGATACCAATGCCACCAACGGATTCAGCGGCGATACCCGCCGCGCCTGCAACGTCATCGCTGGCACTACGTGCGGCGACACCAACGCCACCGACTGCGCCAGCAGCGTCCGCAGCGTCAGACTTGATACCGCTCAGTCCCGTGCTAGCACCCATCGCGTCAAGTTCGCCAGTGGATGTCTCGGCAGACGCGCCAAGCTCGGCCATTTGTGCCTTGGCTTCGTCCATCTTGGCCGTGAACTCATCGGTGTTGGCGATCAGCGTTGCAATAACGGGATCAAGTACTGGCATTGTCTCCCCTAAATCAACAGGGTCTTGTTGTCTGCTGCTAGTTCGGCGGCGACTTCGTTGTACACGCCGTGTATCTTGAGCAACAACGTCACTTCGTCATAGGGACGCGCGTCGTACTCGGCAGGGGTAGCGCCAAACAACTTACAAAATCGGTACATGCGGAATGCCTCTGCTGTCTCTGGTGACAGGGGCGTCAGGAGCGTCTTGCCGGTGAGTGCTAGCTTGAGTCGGTGGAGTTCGCGATAGGGGCTTTTGGGTCAGGACTGACCTCAAACTCATCCTCGCCAAACTTGATACCAGCAACGGCAGCGACAGTCAGTGGCGTGTAAATGGACATCGGGAGGTTGTCCACGTCGTCTGCACTCTGAGGCAATGGGCGATCAATCGTCCACGAGACTAGCCTCAGGTGCACGCAGGTGCGCTGGAATAGGTCGATGGTATCCATGTCGTCGGCAGTGAGATGCGCGGCCTGTGTCCACGTATCGGGGTCGGCAGGATCGAATCCGAATTCCTTGAGGTGCAGCGCGGTGCCAGCAGCGGTCAGTTGCGACTTGGATAGCAGCTTCATTTCCCTGTTGGTCAGTTCGGACTTTTCCTTCAGGACTGCGGTGCCACCAGGGATGGTGATTTCGGTTGTCATTGCGCTCTTGTCTCCTTGCGCTTGTCGTATTGGTATGCTGCTGTATCGACCGCGGCGACGGCTATAAGCCAGTCCACCGCGTCGGGGTCGTTCTTGTCTGTCTCTAGGAACTGCTCGTGAGTGCAACCAGTGAAGATCTTCCTATACGCGAACTCCCTGAGATACTTGACGGCGGTCTCACAATCGTCCAGTTCCTCGGGTCCGATGTAGTTGTCGCGTCGTAACGCGGAAAGTCGGCGCAGTTCGGTGTCGGGTGAGCCAGGCGTCTTATCAGGCGCGAAGCTCACCTTTCGACCACTGCGCCGACTAAGGATCTGATAGGTTTCCATGTGTCCCCTCTTTTGTTTGTGGGATGGTGTAGTTTAGTACTGGGCCGAAATGCCGTTGATCGTGACGGTCTGGATCGGCGAGTAACCGCCGTTTACAGCATCCGTGGTATTCGAGACGGCAACTAGGTCAGCGCTCATGCTGATCCAGTGACGACTTTGATCGATAATCGGGTTCTCAAGTTGGCACGCGCTCATGGTGAACGTGATGCTGTAGTTCGTGAACGGATCAGTGAACTGGAACGACACCGACTGTTCATTGCGTGTCAATGCTTGGTTGAAGTACGGGTTGTTTGCCTCCACAACAAAGGAGAACTTGCCGGTCACGTCAATCGGACCAGCCCAGTTACGGTACGGACCTGCTGTTCCAAGTGTCCAGATAGGACCAGCCGTGCGCTTGATATCCAGCTGTCCTGTTTCCACTGCCGTTACCGACGCACCACCAATGGATGCCGCGCAGTTCCATGCGGGAATAATGTGCTGTACTGTTTCGTTCGGGAAGTTCGTAATGGACGCTATGCTCGCCGAAGGATTGCCCATGAACATGAACGTCGTCTCAACAGCAGCGTCAGCCGCGAACGAGATGGACAGGTTGTCACACTGTGCCGCAACCATACGGTACGTGTTGTCAACACTGTCGTTAACGATCGTATAGGACGGTGGCTGTGAACCAGTGGACGCGCTGTTAATCAGTCCAATGGTGTGCGACCACGTACTTGCACCTGCACTGGCTACCGTGTCTGTGCTACCAAGCACTGCGCGTAGCAACTGTGGAAACACGTCCGTGTACAGGAACGTCTTGGCGCTATACTCGTCGTAACGAACACCTTGTACCTGGTCGTACTGGGCAACAGGCGACCCACGGAAGTTAGGGTCGGGAAGCCAGATTTGCTTAGGTTCAATTTTTGGTGTCGTAACTGGGGTGTATGTAGAGACGGAGGCGGCGGTACCGCGAGTAGCCTCAACCGCCCAACCCGCATAGCTGTTCGCGGTCATAAACATCAGGAATCACTCCTTGTAGTGTCCGAGGCTTCTTCAGCCGCCGACTCGTCTTCTGGTTCTTGTACTACTGTCTTAACGTCGCCCACCTTTGTTTCAGGCACTTCATCTACGACCAACTCCAACAACGGATGACCGATAGGTACTGGCCAGTCAATCGTGTCGCCTTTGTTGGGAGCGAATGTATGACCGTCCTTGACTAGCGAGATAAAGACGGTGGGAAGATCCCCGAGATATCTGTAGGTGGGCATTATGCTCCTAAAACTAGGTGTTCAACGTCTCGCATGCAGTCGTATGCAACACGCCTTGGTAGATCGTGACACCGCCATCAAGCGTGCGCGGGATGGTGTAATCGAACCTGATGTCAGGTCCGCCCAACTCCGTACCCTCGCCCCATTGGAAGATGTCCGACCACGGTATGTTCGGCACACGGTTGGCCTCGATGAACGTCGTCAACGCGTCGCAGAAGTGATCGAACTCAATCTGTCCGTCCTCTGTCTGCGGCAGGTCCGACTTGAACACGACCAGCATGCCGGTGTCGTAAGTACGGAACTTGCGGCCGCTGTGCTCGCCACCGAGTGCGATACGTCTCTCCACTTGCGATGTCACAAAGAGGTAGATGCACGCACCCAGACCGAGGTTGGGATACGAGTTGCTAAACAGCTGACTCTCGTCGCTAACCTTCGGGAGCGCTCGATACACGACACCCAAGTTGGGAATGTTCGAGTTGTCCGGCTGCATGTACTCGTAAATGCCCTTGGTGACACTTGACTTGCTCACTGTGTGCCCCCAATGTGTAGACCAAAGACAACACCAGCCGCTTGTGACTGGTCAGCCGCGGCATAGATGGCGGTCGTTTGCGGACTGCTGTGTCCCATCAGTTCTTGCGTCAGTCGCAGATCGCGGCAGGCTTGGTATGTCGCTGATGCAAAGTAGTGACGTAGCGTGTGCGCGGTACTGGCAATATGTATCGAATGCAGATACGTATTGATGGTTCGTGACACGCTGGCAGGTGTCTCATCCCAGAGTCGTCCACTTGACGGCATTGGCAAAGCCTGTAGTGCAGCGAACACGTCGGGGTGCAACGGCACCCATCTCTCTTTCTCGCCTTTGCCGTGAATAATGTGCAGGCGGGGAGGGTTGGCGGTGTCATCCAAATCGTCACGCTCTATCAGAGCGATTTCCTGACAGCGGCATCCCGACAGCGCACCCAGTAACAACCAGCACCGCATGATCGGAGTGGCGTTAGCGAGTGCGCGTTGCAACTCTGCGATTGGCATCGGACGCGGGTGGCGTGCGTGTAGTCGTGGCTTGACAATGCCGAACGTAGGTGGCTTATTCTCTGGTTCACCTTCGCGCCATGCAGGGAACTTCAGGTGTCCGTTGTTGATCGCCCAGTTGAAGAATACGGTCAACGTTGATAGCCATGACGAGCGTGTCTTGTTGCTCATGGGCCTAGATAGCCACTGTTGCGTTGCTTCACGAGTGGCTGTAGCGAAGCCAACCTCTCTTTGGTACTTGCGGAGCCACCGGTCGCGGACGGCTAACGTGCCTGGGAGGCAGCCGCACATACGTTCGTACTCGGTATAGGCCGCGAGAAGTTCCAGGTCTGTCATTGTCACCCTTGTTTCTGTAGTGACGAGGTGTTGTCTAGTAGCCCACGTACGTTTGTTTGAAGGTCTGGAGGATGTCCTTCGCTTCCGCCCAGTCGCTACCCGCGTTTTGTGAGAACCCAGTTTGCTGTTTAGTCACAGCACCCATGTCGGCTACAACGAGTGCTCCAGATCCGCGCTGCTTGATGAATGCAGTCGTCACAAGAATGGCGGCTTGCTTGACAGCGGGCGGCAGGTTGGACACCATGACGCCTGACGCGTGTGCGTATTGCGTAGTCCCCACAAGCGGCACCGGTGTCGTGTGCGGCACATACGATGACGCTACTTGCACTTGTTCGTCGTTGGGCAGATCGTAGAGTGTGAGCGTGATGCCGGGGTAGATACCTTCAGTGCTGATCGGTGCAATGGACGCTGCACCAGCAGCGACAGATGCCGACAGAGTAGATGTCGGCCATCCGTTGACATATTGAAATTGGCAGGTGTACTCGACGCCGCGCACGATGCCAGCAGGTGCACCTAATCCCCACCCGACAACACCAGACAGAGATACCTCAAACTGTTGAGGGTAAATGACAATGTTGCCTGCAGGTGTGATGGATGCGGTGTTATTGTTAGCCAACCCTGCGGGTAGCGTAGAGTACTCGAATGATTGTACCTCAACCACTGGCCAATACTTACAGCGCACGAGCAGCGTGTTGCGGTACGATCCCCAGATGCGGGCATTCTCGATATTGCTTGTTGCGCAAAGTGTCCCTGCGACACCCATGCAGTGTTGGTCAATCCAAGACGATGCACGACCAATGGTTTCCACAAGTGACTCTAGATTGGCCTGTGCGCTGCCACCAGGGATGAGGTTCGAGCAGTCCATCGCAGTAGGTGAGCTTTGATATTCTTGGGCGCTCAGATAATTGGTTCTCTGAAAAAGTATCTGCTCCCATGGTGCGTAGGCGCTAGTCGTCATAGTTCAGTTCGCCGTCCCATCAAGTTACTACGAGTGGTCCCGACCAAAGGACCGGCCGTTCCGGGGCATCTGTGATCCGGACCCAGACTTGATAACTACCCACGGTCAGTGTTATTTGTCCTGCATCTGGACCAACCAACAGGCGACAGGTGTAAGGCGTACCAGCATCCCACGTACCCTGTGTCCAGACTGTTTCGGGTGTAGGTGGAGCATCGCCCGCTTGTGGCGTGGTACCAAAAGGACCAATGAATGCAAACTCCACCTTGTCACTCGTCGGGTCGATCCCCTCCGTGTTGTACACTGGCACCTGTACATAGATCGTGCTTTGTGACGAGATTGCTAGCATGCGTACCCTTTCAAAGCATCAACCTAATGGTTCTGTTGCTGACCATGTAGTTACACCGTGATATGCCGCCCATGTCATCGCGGGTTCGCCAACAGTGAAGTTGACGACGCGTGGGACAGGTGTCGCGCTCGGCAGCGGTGCCCCTGGCACCAGCAGGCCAGCAGTCGGTGATCCTGGAACGCCAGAGAAGCTAGTCATTCCAGCCGCAGGATTCCCAGAGTGTCACCACGTAGACCAGACCGGCCGCGCTGGTCAGGGAGCCGGTGGACGAGTCATATGTCAGATCGGTGCCCGATGCGAACTCCGTGGTCAAGCCTGTGGTGGTGAGAGGAGAGTTGGGGACATCACCAGAGACAACAGCCGTTGTGACGCCGTGGAATACATTGGCCCCGGTCAGATCGGACGCGTAAACATCCAGGGTTTGTTCGATGCCGAGCGTGCTGGGTGGCAAACCATCTATAGCACACCCTGTGGCGGGGACGACAAACAGGTCTCCGCCGACGCCCGGAGAGCACAAACCCGTGATGACGGCATCAGTCCCTGATGGGGGAACAAGTGTTGTCGGATCCCAAAGCTCCGTGTCGGTGACGGTGAAGCCGAAGGAAGATGCGCCGTGGCCTATCGTCGCGTACAAGGTGACCTGTGTAACCGTCGAGGGTTCGGCGCCGCCCCCGAGCGACAACAGGAACGCCGCGCTCGCCACAGGTGTGATCGTCGCTCCTATGTCGAAGTCAAAAGCTTCTTGCGTGCCATTATTTGTCGGCTCGACGGCACGATCCATGTTCAGCGTAGACGTACCGAACCCGCCATTGACCAACACGATCTCGTAGTTGTTACCATCGGTCAAGACACCACGGAAGTTCGCGGTTACGCTTGCTCCATTGCTATCCCCTGGCCAACCTGTAGTTGTGCTTGTACGTGTGAACGACGTGTCAACACTAGAAACAGACGCAGCCAGCACGGCAGGAGCTTGATTAACGAGAGTCTCTGTCACGAATCACTCCTCGGGGTGTTACCCGTCCATGTTTTGCTTGGTTCGCCTGCGACCCAGATCACAATGGGATGCTTGGCCAGCCACTCGTTGATCTCAGGCAATGACGCATTCCACGGCACGACAGGATGGTAGGCATTCCACGGGACGCCAGGTTCGCCAGCCTTGAATATCGGGACGACAGTACCTGATACCCATGCCTCGTATGCCGCGATGAGCACAGAAGCAGTACCCGCGTCAACGGCAACATCCGCTGCTGCCTGTAGTGCCGCGGCGACGACCTGAGCAAGTCCAGGGTTGACGTTTATGCCAGATGTCGCACCGTAGGCACTGACGGCAGTGTCAGCAACGCCAGCAGAGATGGCTGCGTGTGCTGTGGCGTTACCTGCCGATGCGATGACGTTCGCAAGGATCGCACGCGCAGACAACGCGGGCGTTGGTGCGTTGGCCATTACGCCAACATTGGCCGCGCCTGTCATGAGTCCCATGCCGGGCTTCTGCGCTGTAACTGTCACAGACGCCAGACCAGACGATACCGACGCAGCACTAGTGACGTTGAAGCCGACAATCACAACCGTAGCGGCACTAGGTGTAACACCTATTTGTGCTTGTGGTGGGTATGCGACTACGGCGACACTTGCTACACCCGCGTGTGCGAAGTACGCTGCCGTGCCTGTAGCGTTGTACGCGGTGACGACAACAGCGGCGCTGGTCGGTAGTGCGGTAACCCCAAATGTTGGAGCGTACGCAGCGGCTGCGATATTTGCCAGACCAGCAAAGGTAGTCAGCGAGGCACGTGGGTTGTACGCGGTGGCGGTAACAGCAGCAACGCCAGGATAGACCGTTACGCCAGAAGTGATGATGGACGCTGTAGCGCTGTATGCGTCAACGATGACATCAGCGACGCCAGGTAGCGGGCTGACAGAGATGATCGGTACGTAGTATGTGAACGGTGCGCCGAGGTTTAACAGCGACGAGGTGGGTGCACCAGGAATACCAGTGAAACCGCCACTTTGTGCTCCTGAACGAGTGACGACCTTGACGTTGGCGACACCTGCGTTGACCGCGGTAACGACAACAGCATCGTTGGCCGTGGCAACAACGTTGGCAAGACCAGCGTTGACAGCCCACGATGTTACGGTGTCGTATGCAATGACACTGGTATTGGCAAGACCTGCGTTGATCGCTATGCCTGGAGTGGCGTTGTACGTGGCAACAGCGACATTAGCGGCACTAGGTGTCGCACCTACCGCAATCACGGCGTCGTAGGCCGCTACAGCAACGTTCGGTGTCCCTGTACCGAGGGCAATGCCGGGTTGATATGCGCTGGCAGTGACGTTGGCCAGTCCAGCGTTGACAACAATGGCCGGTGTGGGATTGTAGGCAGCGACAGCAACGGTAGCAGCACCGGGAGTGGCAGCAAGAGCGGCCGTGGCGTTGTTGGCAGCGATGGCAACGGTAGCGACACCAGGTGTCGTGCTAACAGTTGCAACAGAGTTGTACGCGGCGGCAGTTACGGCTGCAGCACCAGCACCTACACCAATGCCAGGATCGTAGGATGCACAAGTAACAGATGCTAGACCCGCGTTGACAACTACAGATGGCGTCGGATTGTACGCAGCGACAGCAGCAATAGCTTCGCCTGCGAGTACAGCAATCGTGGGTGTTGGACCGTAGGCGGCGGCAGCAACATTAGCGACACCTGCGTCAACAGTGACCGCAAGTGCTGGGTTGTACGCAGCGACAGCAGCCGCCGCAGTACCAGCAAGGGCAGCAATGGCGGCCGTGGCATCGTTTGCTGCGACGGTGACGGTAGCGACACCGGTAGTAGCGGTAACGGCAGCAACAGGGTTGTACGCGGCTACAGCGGTGTCTGGTGTGGTTGTACCGAGAGCGATGCCTGGACCGTACGCAGCGGCAGTAGCAGCGGCAGTACCAGTGCCTAGACCAATGCCGGGTTGATACGCACCTGCGGTGACTGCACTTAGACCAACTGCAGTGGATACAGCGGCAGTAGGACCGTAGGCAGCGATGGCAACAGGAGCACCGGTTGGATCAGTTACTTGAACGCTAGTGGTAGCGGTGTAAGCGGCAACGGTGACAGCCGCGCCAGTAGGGTCAACTGCTTGGACAGCAGCAACCGGGTTGTAACCAGCGACGGTGACGGCGGAGACGGACGCGTTGACACTTGCGGAGGTGGTAGATGGCTGGATCGCCGCAGGGTACATGACCGTTCCTGCGCAGCTCCAGTAGCCGAACTTGGCAGTCCCCGCTACCTTGCCGAGGGTGCGGGTGAAAGCAACGTAGCCGTTGCGGAGCCAGTAGCCGAAGCCGTTGGTGCCGCCACCGACTGAGGGTTGAGTGCCGCTTGACGTGTAGGTGATCTGGACCTGACCGGCGTAGCCTCCGCCGCCCGCCGCGATCTTGCCGTTGCCTCCGCCGCCGCCGCCCGGACCAGAAGCCGGGGCGTTCCCAGGGTTGCTATTGCCGCTTCCACCATTACCGCCAGGACCGCCCCCTGTAACGGCTGACGCGCCCGTTACTGATGTCGCTGTGTTCCCGGTGGAACTCGAACCGCCCGAACCGCCGCCCCCACCACCAGGATTTCCTGTGGTGACCACATAACCGTCACCGCCGTTGTAGTGGGTCGTGTTGCTACTGCCGCTTCCGCCGCCGCCGCCTGCCGAGTCAGTGCCGCCAGATCCATAGTGTGCGGTCACCGTGACAGAGTTGCCAGCGAAAGTGCTATTGCCGCCGTGGTTGCTAAGGTCGGAGCCAGCCGCAGTTGCAGCCCCAGCGGCCCCAACGACATAGCTGTAGTTGCCCCCAGTCGTAACGGCCAGCGAGGGTTCGGCGGCGTATTCGCCGCCGCCACCGCCGCTACCACCGCTGGCGCTGTTACTGACCCCGCTACCACCTCCGCCCCAACACTCGACCAGCGCCGAAGTAACACCAGAAGGGCAGAGCCAGCCAGTGCCACCCGAGTAGGAACCGGGATTGGTGTAGGTGACGGTGGTCATCCAAGCACCACCCTCGCCGACTCAGTGGCAACGTACCAGTTCCAAGGATTACCGAGACGCTCGATCTGTCTCGGTGCCCAACTTTCGCTTTTCTTGCGAGCGTCTGAACTACGCCAAGGTTGGCATTTCTCCGGCTCAAGAACTACGAAACGCCACGCCGCCCGATAGCGGTCGGTCCCGACCCCCGAGCATCTGGAAAGCAAACCGGTTCTCAGCGGGTCGGGATGAGGTCCGGACCTAAACCACGCCAGAGTGCCGAGGCCGCGAAGAAAACGGGGCTCAACGACTCCACTCGCTTCGATACCCGGTCGCCCGTGGTTGCACGTCCAGTGGTAGAGCTTCATAGCATCCCGTGTTCGACAAAGATGCGACAGAGCTTCTTGAGGCCCCGGGGATCGGGGCCACCGAGGACGAGGTTCGGGTCACGGCGGTCGCCGCTGAAACCCTTGACTGCGTGGTTGGCGATCGTCCAACGGACAACCCGCAACCAGTCGTCGGTGGCACGCAGGTCGGGGAAGATGTGGTCCTCGATCCAGCCATCGCCGTAGTCCACCACGAGGTACAGATAGCCCTCGCTCGTCGTGTCCGCCGCAACGACCTTGTAGGCCATCTCACGCCACAGCGAGGGTGTCGAAGTGGACGCTGCCCTTGCCCCCCGTGTCATAGCTCACCACCTGGAGCGTTACCCAACCAGCCTTGGATGGCACGACCGCAGAGAACATCAACTGTTGCCACGTCCCGCTGGAACTGGAGCACGTCTGAGTCTGCGCCGCCACCCCGAGTTCCCCGTTCGCCAACAGATTCACGCACGGGTAGTTCGTCCCGCCGTAGGAGTCGAAGCGCACGTAGATCGAGATGGTGGACGACACGCCATCCACTGGGACTTGGATGAACTGGTCCCCTGGCCCAACAAGCTCTCCCGATGCAGGCGAGTCGTTGTAGACGACGGTGTCCTCGATGGCGTAGTCGTGGAACTCAAACGCGCCGATCGAAGCGTTAGGAGACTGTCCCCCGCTCGGCCTTGGCCTGTTCGCCCAGTCCACCGTCGGGTAGTTGCCCGTGAACGTGCTCGACCCCGCACCGAGCAGCGGACTCGACGTGTCTGGCGCCAGGAACTGTCGCAGCACCCCGGCCCACTTGTAGCTCTGCCCGAGTTCGAGCAGCGGGGCGAGGAAAGTGTTGGTCCCTCCCGATGAGTTCGAGACATCGCCAGTGCCATAGGAGTAGTTGCTCTCGGGAGTGGCGGCGTAGATGGAGTTGTAAGACCCGGTTAGCTGTCCGGAGGTCGCGACGTTGAATCCAGTACCCGAAGCGATGACCAGGGAGTTGTGAATCTCACACGGGACGGACGTCGAAAGGTACGTGGCTGTGCCTAGAGTCACACCGGTTGCCGCCAGGATCGTGCTGTCGTAAATCCTGACCCCACCACCGTGTCGGGCGGCCGAACCCGTGGCGATGATGTAGACACCTATCGTAGGGCTGCCGTCGATTTTGCAGTTGCGGATGATGCACTGGGCATCCCAGTCCAGGGACCCGCTGGCTGTCGCTAGGCTGAACTCAACAGCCCGATACGTGCTTGCAATCTCGCAGCGATCCAGGGTCACGTTCAGCGCCGTGGCATTCGTGGGCGAGATGAAGTAGAGGTTGGGGAGAGCGGAAGTCAAGTACAGAGCATTGAACACGCAGTCGGTGAAAGTGTAGTCGTGACCGGCCGCCGTGCAGTAGACGGAGTAGCTACTGCCACCAACGAAAGTGAAAAGTGAGAAGGACAGGTAGGTGGTCGTTGTCAATGCCAACAACGTTGTCGAACTCGGCGCGCTCGTGTTCCCCGACGTGTAAGCGCTAAGAATCACCTGTCCGGCGTCGCCCGTCTGTGCCCCGTCCACATCCCCGATGATGGCGATCTTGCCGACGATCCACGAGCAGGAGGAGAATGCAGTGGCGGGGAAACCTGTTGCTGTAGCAGGAGCGATGGTGACGACGGATGCTGACGTATACGCACTGATCTTGCAAACGTACGTACTACCGCCTGCAGTGATCTCAATGTTCCGACCAGCCATTGCGCTCGTGAATGCCGCCGCAGTGTTGTCAGTGAATACAGTGCCAGCGCTACTGGTGACACCGTTGGTCCCTGTTGCAGTAGAGGCACCGCTGATTCCAACCGCCGTTGTTTCTCCGTACGTGCCTGCACCTATATACGCGAGGTCGCCAGCGGCCATGCAATTAATGGCACCAGATGCAGTAACGAGCAAACGGTTGACGGTCAAGAGCGCGCCACCGACATTCCACGTTTGTCCTGAGCCTGTCGTGAAGTTCGTTGTACCCGTGGTCGTAAGAAGTGCACCGAGAGTGGCCGATCCGGAGCCATAACCTGCTCCTGCTGCAGCCGAGATGGTAACGACAGAGGCGCTGTTCAAGACGGTGATACATGCTCCTGCGGCGATACCGGGACCGCTGATGGCACACCCGACCATCGATGACGCAAACAGGCCAGCAGACGAGACGGACGCGGAACCATTCGCGGTCGTGACAGAAGCGAGGGTCTGCTGCACTCGCACCGCGGAGATGAGACGGGTGATGGTGCCACCACTGGCGTAGATGGCGTGACCGACGTCGGCAGAGGACCACGTTGCGGAGATGGATGAGAACTTCGTCAGTCCTGCCGTGGTATTGCTAACACCGTCGGTGCCAGTGGAACGTACGGTCGCGGATGTGCCCCCGTTGGTGTTCGCTCCCGATGTACGCACCATCCACGTCGTAGCCATTTACAGTCCAGTTTTCACTTGAATCAAGAATCTCGCGATCATCTGCATGAGTTGGTCTCGCTGGTCGGCGGTCGGGCCGACCTGGATGGCCCTGCCTGTTGTGACTACCGCGTGGTTCCAAAGGTCAGGCATGTTACTCCTGGTGGGATTCTAGGTAGTCGGCGGCGGCGCGAAGAGGCACTACAATCATTTCCCTAGCTCGTCAGCGTTAATATCCCCGAGGAATTAAACACGACGCTCAGGTTGGCGGCAGCCACCGATTGTGTTCCTCCGAACCAGTTATACGAGAATCCTTGATTACTCACACTTGAATCGTACAGAAGCGCGCCAGCCGTCGAAAATGTGACTCCAGTCCAAGACGGGCTCCCGCTCGCCTTGAGTGCGATCACATTAGACGCTTGTGTCACCGTCACGCCACTAACCGATGCACCACCAGCAATGTAGCCACTGCTCGATACTTCATTAGCGAGCACCCATTGACTACCGGCACCATTGTAGGACGACAACGCAGCGGTAGTCACTGTGTTATCAGGCGTGATTGTCGCCACGTATAGAGCGCAATAGAGCGAATCGGTCGCCATATCAATGCTCTTTGCGTCACACAGCTGAAGAACCGTGTAGGCGAATACTTTACTGTTGGACCAGGCCATTAGATCGGCTCCTCTAGTTTGGGTTGTGTGCTGCTACGTGCGCGGTTGGCGCGTAAATGGTACAATCGCTAGACCCGTCACCATGGTCGGTATTCACCGACATGATCGGTCCGGCATCCTCGTCGCCAATGTAATCTTCTCTGTAGTTGATGCGATGGCGCGCATCGGGTATATCGTCAGGATGTGCCACCTGTACCATTGGGACGGTCATGCCAGACATGCCAGGACACGGGTGCAGGCGCGCGTGAGGTCGTGTCTCTAGTGTCTGGTCGCGGACAAGACAGGATGGACAGGCCCAGTAGGTTGTGATGGGTTGCAACTCGACAATCATGCTTTCTTTATTCTCCCCACATATGTCTCCTGCGCATAAAGACCTCACGGTCGTGCGCCCCTGCGGCATTGCCCATCACATAAATGGGATCACTTGGTGCTTTGCCCGCACCAGGATGCAAATGTTCTACAACTGCCTCTTTAGCGAACGCCCATCGATTGCGATACTGTGCAACATGTCTAAGCTCGTCGTCACAATACTGATGAGAAAATTCCTCACATAGCACAACGCCGGGTGTTCCGTCGCCAGTGCCGCCACATTCGTTGATGTAATACCGGCTGACCAGGAAGTGGACGCCAGCCATGTTGTGCAGGTCGTTGATGCCTACCACGCCGTTGACTTCGTTCATCTTGATCATGGCCGACTCGAACCAACCTGCTCTGAAGGACAGGTCGTCGGCACCGAGGAACACGTACGGTTCCGTGCACGCGTGAAATGCCTTGTTGATCCTGACGGGGTACGTGCCGCCATCGTCTTCGATCAGCGTGACGGGTAGCGACCGTGCTGCGTCTGCGCACTCACCAGTGGCAACGACCACGATGCTGTAGCTCTGCGTGCTGTCCACGATGCTCTGCACGACAAGTGCGATGCGGTGCGGACGCATGAGCGGGATGAGGATCGCTACGCTCACTTGACAACCTCCGCGTGGGCGACTACACTACGTGATGTCAACATGGCATCACCAGATGGGAGATGCGGCAAGCGGTGACGCCCCGAGTCCGTTGGATCAAACCGTTAGGGCGACGGCCAGCGGTTGGGTACATCTCCCATTTGTTGAAAGCCATAACTTTCGGAAGGGACTGACGTGAATCGCATTTTCAGGGCCGAGGACGGGGCCGAACTAAGGGAAGAGGACGTGCGGGCGCTGGCCGATGCAGCTAAGTACGCCATCACGATCGAAGAAACCCGAGCAGCGGTCAAGGCACGGGATCGCATGCTGATGGCGCTCGCCCCTAAGCCCGCGCCGACGTGCGAGGCGACACTCGTGGTCCATGTCTGGTCCCCAAACCCCCTGGAGGACCGCTATGTCACGTTGCCCTGCGTCCTGCCGCCAGGGCATCATCCGTGCCCCGCCTTCTTGGACGAGCACGACTGCTGTCGCCAGTGTGGCAAGGGACCGGCTCACGAAAACCACGCGCCCTGCCACATGACCGCATCCGAGACATGGCGCGAACCTTGATTTACATCGCACCAGGCACACCCGTACACGAAGTCATCGCACTCATGTGGTGGCTGATCTGGCCGTACCTGCTGGCGCTACTGATCGTGCTGGTGGTGCGTGAGTGTGCTGTGCGATATTTCAAGCGGTGGGACAAGGAGCAGACGTGAACGACATCAGCACACATGCCAGGAGTGCCGTCTTTGACGGCGCGCTGACAGTTGCGGAGATCAATGAGCGGTACAAGGAGGCGTTCAGGAAGAACGGGTGCGACAGGGATGATGTCGCGTACTGGTCGTTGAGTGAGGCGCATCGGAGAGCGTTGAGCGCGCATACGGTTACGGTCGCGGCTGAGAGGACTAACAGGGTCCAGAGTGATCCAAATCGTGTGATGCCTAAGCAGATTCGCAAGTGGGCAGCGGAGCAGAAGATACCGCTGGGTAAGGGTGGGCGAGTGACGCCGCAGGTTGATCAGGCGTATCGGGAGGCACATGGGTTGGAGGTGCGGGAGTCAAGACGTCGGACGTAAGGTGTGGGCAGATGCCGCCGTTGCTCTCTCTGCCACAGTTGCAGTTCCAGCACTGTAGGCAATACCTGTCTTGCGGATATCCCTGATCACGCAACCATCGGTAAAAGGTAATACCGCCATAAATGCCAATCTCTCGCCTGTGTGCAGCGCCATCGTTGTTGACGTGTCCGATTGTCAGGAATGCTGGCTCGGATTCTCCGCAGCATTCACAGGCACCGCCGTAGGTCGCGAACGTTTCGCTGCGCAACTTCTCTAGTCCAACTTTGTTGGACGCCAATCGGGCAGCGCGATTTTGTGGATCGGCATGATACCATTCACGTCTGCGTCCAGACTGACAGGTGTGGCAGTAATGCGACCCGGCTATTCTAGGTTCGGTACCACATTGGCGACACCACGGATCGCAGTCCTCGCAACGATCACGTTTCTTGAGTCGGGGCTTGATGCCACACAACTCACATGGCGGACGCGACAAAGACCACCAATCTTCGCTACCAGCACCGTTTGTGCGCGCCGTTTGATATCGTTCACGTCGGTTGCTGTCGTAGCACGATTTGCAGAGTCGGGACCGACCACGACGGTTATCGTGCGTCCCGCATTGATCACATGACCACATAGTTTGCCCTCCTGCTAGAAAGGGTGTTGACTGCGGTGCAGCATAGGCCGCTAGCAGACGACCTACGCTGCACCAACAGATACTAACACGCCATTACGGCGTGTGTCGAATACTTACCTACGCATCCGAATAGGAAGGAGGAGTCGTACCAATGCCGACTCCAGTGATTCCCTGGATTAAGCCATTCCATGCCGATGTTGTTACTCACCGCATTCGGTGGGTCGCTTCATTTCTGAGCGGCTCTTGTCATCTCTGACAAGTCCAGATCATATCATCGTCCGTTTAGGACGCCCAGTACATGATCGTTGAACCTTCACCATCTTACAGGTGCTTGGCTGCTGATTGTCCCTACCGTTCGCTTCTCAAACCGTCACGCTTGCGTTTTCACGCTACGTTGTGGTGCGAACGTCTAGCAGGACGTTCCAGCAATTCTCTGAGTTTGCATCCATCCATTACTGGATGGTGGCCCCCAATCGAGGCGCATAGTGGCAGAACGTTCCGATCTCAACTTTGTTGTTACCGTTTACACGGGCCAGGTCATTTCTGCCTGACTCCCACCATCTCTGATGGGAACGGATCATATCTTCACCCGTTTGCACGGGGCACCGTACATGATCTCTGAAGCTTCCCCAGTGAAGGGGCTCGCCTGCTGATTGTCCATAGCCATTGCTTTTCAAGCCTTCACGCTCGCCCTTTCGAGCCACGTTGTAGCGCAATGGATTGGCTGGACGTTCCAGCAATTCTCGGTGTTGATTTTCATGCCTATTGCTAGGCAGCGACCCTGAAAATCCAGGTCGACGCGTCGTAGGTAAATTGAACTACTGGCCATTGCACAGCTCGCTCTTGTTGCCGCTTGCGCGGGACACATTTGGTGTGTCTCTTCATGTCTCCATGAAGGCCGGACTATATCTTCACCCACTTGGGATGCTCAGTACATAGTCTCTGAACCTTCCCCTGTTTGGGGGCTCGGCTGCTGATTGTCCGTATCACCTGCTTCTCAAACCATCGCGCTCGCCCTTTCGGGCCACGCTGTGGTGCAGGTGCTTAGCCGGAGTTCCCAGCAATTCTCTGAGTTGCAACTGCGTATCGCTACGCAGCGACGCTCGCGTGAACGTAGTCTTGTGGCAGTACCATAACCGATGTTTCAGCAACGTTGGAATCCGGTATCGGCAGGTTCTTCTGCCTGATCAGCGCATTACCCTGTGGAATCCACGGGTGCACAGTGATCGGAACACTCGAACCAGTCACTTCGTTCATCAATGTCGAGACAACGACGCCAGCGTGGACGCCGCCCATCTCTGACTGATTCACGAAGATACGATACGCGCTGCTCTGAGGGTTGTTCAGGATCGCGTTGGAAAGCTGCAAACGGTCGAAGCCGTTCATCCAGACTTCCTCCGGGTCACTCTTCACAGCCTCATACAAGGAACCGAACGCATACTGGAACTCAACGCCAGGGTTGGTGGTGCTGAACGCCGCGTTCAACCTTGTCACATAGCCACCGGATGCGGCTACGTTGGTGAGCAATCCATCGTAGTTAGTTGCGACCGCAGATGCGTCAAGACCGTTCGATGGAGTAACGGCAGGACCGCTCTGTGGGAAGGATGTCACATATCCGACGTTGTACCCGGTACGACCTGCGTAGTAGGCCGATGCCGAAGACGACACCGAGGATACGAACAGGTTGTAGCCAAGTGCTCCAGTGGAGTCTGTGCCAATTGTTACCTGGACGGCCTGACCGGCGGTCACGGAAACAGATGCAGCCGCAGTAGTTGCGGACTGGTGCATCGTAGATCCGTTGACACCGAGCAGGTCACCAGCGTCGGCGGCCGCCGTCACCCACAACGTTGTCGTTGGGATGGTGGACTTGCCACCGGGAGCTAGGGATGCGCTGACTGCGGCTAGGGTCAATGCCCCTGGTGCAGCAAGAGCGCCCGCGTAGCCTGACTGGCTGCCGCGTCCGTAAAGCATGAGCCTTTCATCAATCAACATCGTGGAGTAGAGAAGGGCGGTGTTGCTCAAAGAACGTACGTCTTCGAAGCCCTGTCCCTGATACTCCCGTACTTGTGACCGTCCTCCAAAGGACGGGTCGCATCATTTCTGTGCGACTCTTCACGTTACCGTGAAGCGCGGACTATATCTTAATCTGCAAGGAGTCTCTTGCGACTCCAGTGTCCTGGCGATGCGCGCCATGCTAAGATGGCGGTTTGCAACTGGTCCCTTCGTCTTTGCTTCAGCCATGGCCACATGGCAACGGCTAGTGCATACGCATCGGCACCATGAGCACGATAGTCCCATAATGGCCGATGTTTCATGCTAGGCGATTGGCGCGGGCCGTTACACGTGCCCACTCCTGCCAGTTCGTGAAAGGTGCGGATTACGTCTTCGTCAATCATGCTGATAGCACAACGAAAACCCACCGTTGTAAAGGGACGTCCATCGGCCCGCACATACGAGCGTGGTCGACCCTGTACATACCCTTCACCTTCAAACACTCCAGCCATCCAGGCTAGATTCTCGCGTGTCCAGTTTTTTGATCTGTTTGCAGATTCCATGCGCTTAGTCTCTGAGCCTTCCTCGTAGCTTGCGCCTTAGAGGCTTTGGTTGCTGATTACCCTATACTAGCACTTCTCAAACCGTCGCGCTCACGTTTTCACGTCACGCTGTGGTGTGCTTCGCTTCAGGGCGTCCCAGCAGTTTTCATGGTTGTCATCTGCCTATCGCTAGGCAGCGGACCCTAGTTGAGCCTGCCACGATACTGAGTCCGATAGCGACGTTGTGACGTATGGAAGCGTCACGCTGTAACCATCGTAGTTGATGTAAGGTCCACGAATGTAGCTTAACCCGCCAGGACCAGAGGAGTTCAGGTAGGATTCCGTGATACCCGGCTGCACCGTAGTGGCACCGCCTGTTGATGTACCCGTGAACCCGCTGATCACCTTGAACTGTCGGTTAGCGCCTTGACCCTTGACTCTTGGAATCGAATTTCGCAAGGGTGTCGGACGAGGCGTCAAAAGTTTGGCCGGAGCCTCACTAAAATGTTACTAAACTTGTCAGGTTTAGATCACGTCATTTCTGCGTGATTCTACGCGTCTCCGCGCAGTTCGGACTATATCTTAATCTGTGTGCTGTCCACATGAACATGGTTTGCCACGGTTGATATTCCATCGTTGGCATTGTGCCTTGGCTGGATACCAACCTTTGAGTGATGCGCTGATCTTGGCTTTCTCTTCTGGTGTGTGTAAGACACCTTTTTGAGATTCGCTTCTCTTGGCCCGAGATGCGGGCGACCAAACGTGACCGGGTTTGAATGTACCGGCGTTCGGGTGTCCTTTGTGAATCTCACTCAGTTTGGCGCGCGTTTCGGGTGTAGCGGTAGTCCCCGTACGCGCATTGCTAATCTTGCTGCGCGTAACAGAAGAATGCGAACGACCGTAAAATGGATTCCCATCACCAGTCATGGCGGCACTCCTGAGTGCCCTCACCTCTGGCGTAAAAACTGGACCATCCTCGCCGCCCGCAGTACCGTTGGTGAGTCGACACCCGATCGACCGATAGTAGCCTATCCAATAATTTTCAGCTACCTGCCAGTCCGACGACGGCACTTCCTGTACTAACGTGATCTGTGGATCATATCCACATCGCAGCAGTTTGGCTATCCAACGAGATCGCCAGTCGCCTTGGCCAATGCGTGCCTGACTGCGGTGACAGGATAGTCTGTCGGAAAGGCGTTGTATTGTCTTGCCTACGTATCGAATCTCATTGTCGCGTGGATCAATGAGCACGTAGATTTTTGTCATGCGTGACAACTTACAGATTCCACGTACATAGTCTCTGAACCTTCCTCGTGCCCTGGACGGGTGTAGAGGCTCGGCTGCTGATTGCCCTATACTAGCACTTTTCAAACCGTCGCGTCAAGTCTTTCGACTCCCGCTGTGGTGTGCTTCGCTTCAGGGTATTCCAGCAATTCTCGTGGTTATTGCCTGCGTATCGCTACGCAGCGATCCCGAGGGGGAGATCGTAGGGGACCAAACCTGTGGTCACAGGCGTGGTCAATGTCCATTCTTTCTCCATCTCTTGCCAGTCAACAGCGCCCGCACTCTTTGCCATCTCGTAAGCATCAACAGCCTTACGTACGACACCAGCGCGGTCACTCCTCTTGGCAATTGGAGCTACAGGCCCATGCCCCGGGATAAAACCAGTTGCGATCGTATCCGGGGGTGCCTGCACAAAGCCGACATCGCCGTTCAAACCGGCAATCGTGGCCTTGGTCATTTCTGATAGGAACTCTTGACGATCCTCTGTTACCTCACGATCAGACTTTGCACTGAAGCGCAATGCGCCACCGTGTGCAGCCTGAGCACCAGGATCACGAGAACCGTCGAACAACTCCCTTGCATTTGGAAGGGACGGCATGTGTTACTTCACTTTCCGACCTTAACTCGCCAACTGCGCGCGCAACTCCTTGATCAACTCACGGTTGCCATCGCGGACGGTCAGGTCTGGGGTATCGCGAGCTTCGCGCTCAAGAGCTGCTATGCGCAGTTCCGTCATGTCGCGGCTCGCGGTTTTCATGGTCATTTCTGGTGTGCGGGTCTTTACCGGCCCACCAGGAGCTGCCATTTTCTTGACCCCATCCAACTCACTCTTCAACGTCTCGACTGTCGCCTGCAGACTCTGATTCTGCTCAACGACCTTTGCGAGATGCTCTTCAATTTGCTTGGTTAGTGCCGCGTTTTCAGCAGCTTGTTTCTCTGCCTCTTCGGCCTTGCGCAGCTCCTTCTTGGCAGCCTTGCGCGCCGCTTTGGCTTCGATCTGTTCAGGCGTCAGTTCCTCTTCGTCTGCAGCCTTGGCCGCACCAGTCGCCTGGTTCGTACCGCTGGCGCTTTCGTTGTCTCCGTGATCTGCCTCGTCCTCAAGGTCGTCATTTTCGTCCTTGGGGGCCTTTTGCTTGTTCTTCTTGTCGGCACCCTTCGCGTTGGAAATGGCGTCTGCCTCATCCATCGCGGGCTTGCCCTTCAGTGCCTCACCAATGAGCTTGACGAGCTTTTCATCGCGCCCGTCGAGCACCTGTAGAAGCTCGTCGCCTGTCATATCATCAATCTCCTTGGCGAGTATCGCCTTAGTGGTTTCGTCGTCATCGTCATCATCATCGTCATCCGAGTCAGAATCGGAATCATCGTCCCCGTCGTCGTCATCGTCAGAATCCGACTCGGGGTCATCCACGCCCAACAGTCCACTGATCACAGCACGGGCAGCCACGAGGGCGCTAATCGAGTCTCCCGATAGTCTTGCACCTGATTTTTCTGCGGTGTCGTCCAACGCTTTCTCTGCTTGCGAAGCAACGGCCTCATGGAAGGCAAGCGTCGCCATCTGCCCGATTGCCGCAGACAAGATGTCCAGCACGCACTCGGCACTGAACGTGTCGAACACGTCATTGCCCTCGCCAGCAGCCACCTCAATGGCCTCACGGTCACGGAACTGCCGCGTCAGTTCATATGCCTGCAGGATCAGATTGGCCGCGTCTGAAGCGATCACAGCGTCCGCTGCTTCCCATTCTGGCGAACCAGGCATAGCAGCAGCGTCGTCTGCAGCAGGTGCGGCAGGTGGTGCACCAGTTACGGAGCCACCAAGGAATGGGTTGTCACCGCTAACGACGCCATCCTTCTCAACAAGCTCGACACTCTTGGTAGCCAACGACCCGTCCGAGTTCCAGTTGTCTGGAATCTTGGACGACAAGTTCAGCGCCTTCGCGCGTGCGATGATGTGCTTACGAATGGCATCGTGGTCAGCACCGCCGCGACCGACAGCATGGATCGCGTTGTCAAGGTCTTCGGCATCGGCAACAGGGTAGGCACCGTCAGACATGGCCTGACCACTGCTGGCCATCTTGTCGCGGTCAGCCTGCTTGTACTTGGCCTTGACTAGTTCCTCATATGCAGCAAGTGCTTTGTCGATCGTGGTGCGACCGTTGCCATCGTCGGACGATCCTGCGAACCCAGGCTGCGCGTTCAACTTGTCAGCGGGCGGCATCTGTCCATCGCTGCCAGTACCGTTGCAGTCTGTACATGTCTTGCCGTCAAGTAGCGTGCCGCTGCCATGACATGTCGGGCAGTCCTTGGCGGTTGGTACGGGCACACCACTTGCAGCCGTTGCCTTGGCAGCCTCAAGCAGTTCCTTCTCTGTCTGTCCGACCTTGGGAGCGTTGCCGGTGCCGAGACACTTCGGGCACTTGCGGTGGCCTTCCATGATCTTGCCCGTGCCCTTGCATTTAGGACAGTCCTGGCTGTCGTCACCGTCGTCTGTCTCGTCGTCGGCCTTGACAATCTCCATGTCAAGATTCTCCGCGACCTGTTCTAGGACTGCGCGAACCTCTTCGCTGGCAGACTTGGCAAGTAACGCTTTGAAACCGTTAGCACCTTTGCCCACGAGATGGAGTTCATCGGGATCGATCTCCTCGAACTCCGTGATAGCTACGTCTGTCATGATCAGCTCCTCAAGTGAGCGAGTGTGTCGGGATCGGGCGTGCGCCTTCTGGCTCTACCTTGCGGGGACGCCCCGCCGATAACGCCCTGTTTGTACAGCTGCCATGCTTCTGGCGTGAGGATCATTCCACATAGCCAGTCGCCGGGTTCAACTACCTGTTCGGTCGTGCCATCCGCAGACTTTTCAACCCATGTCGGTCCACGATATATGTAGTTCTCTACGACCTCGCCGGGGTTGTGTCCAGGTTCATGGAACATGCCGAGCTTGCAACCTTTGCGCATGAAATTGAAACAGGCCAGTTCTATAACTGGGGCCGGGCCGTAATCCCGATGTCCGTCCTGGGCCGTGCTCACATCGGCCTTCATACACGGATATGCAACCATCAACACATACCGCTGCTCTTCGTTGGACTTAATGACGGCACAGTCGGTAATCGCACGCGCAGGCGGGGACGGGTCAGGTGTTTCTTCTGGTGTGATGTTCACCGTCAACTTAAAAACGGCTTCGGTCATTTCTGTCCCTTCTGAGGGGTGCGAGTCGCCCACGGAACCAGGACGAGTGCCACGCCTGCCTGAATCATGGCCTGCGCGTTGTTCTTGTCGTTATCTATCGCCACGTCGATCCCGTGTTGCTGGCACCACAGCGCCTTCTGTGCTGGAATATCGCCGGACACAACAACCAACTGGTCCCAGCACTGCGTCACGCCGACCTTGTTGAGATACGCTGCCTTGTCTGCCCACGTGGGACCGCTTGGCGAATCTGGACTGCTACCGCTTACGACGTAGACGCGGTTGCCATCGGCTTTGAGCGCGCACATCAGGTCACAGAATGCTGGCGGATCGCTGGAGATGGAGCCGTCGATGTCAATAAGAAAACTGAGCTGCTTAGGATTCAGCATGGGCGACACTTTCTGTAAACCTTAGATTCCTAACGCAGCACCCCACGCGTCACGAAAGATGCGAGGTATGACAGGTAGCGCCTTGTCGACGCCTGGCTGCAGGTAGGCGTACGGGGGCTGGTTGAAGTGTCTGCCCAAACTGTCCGTACCCGTGAAACCCAGCTCGATGCGACGACCATAGATCATTGTCGGTGCGACAGATATGGTGTATTTGCCAGGTCCGAGCATGATCGGCTCTGGTGGGATGAGCATGATGGACCGACGCAACGAACCTGTCACTACGTTCGGACGGTTGCCACCTACGTGCGGTTGTCCCTTCGGATGGTTGCCCTCGAACTCACGCCTGGCGTTGTCCCTAATGAGCAGAGCACCTGTAGCCGTACCCGCTTTGGTTGCCTCGTTGATTCGCTTGATCAACGCGTCCATGGAATCGTTGAAACCCTTGGCGTCGATTTTGAAGCCACCAGGCATTACTCGTACCCCGTCACTGCTGTGCTTGCACAACGACACAGAGGATGCTCGGGAATGGACGGATCATCGGTGCCAACGTCATACGGGCCATTGTCGGCATTCTCTAGGCAATCCTCGCACGCGTTGTCTTCGGCAATCCACCCCCACTGCGAGATACCGTTGACTTCGTATGTATCCTGCGATGCTGTCTCCGCTGCCCGACAACATTCTGTGTCCGCTATCATGTACGCATTGGCCGTCACGGCATCACTTAGTGACGTGGCAATCGTGTCTACACTGTCGCCCCTCGCAATCCCATCCGCGAGCACATTGCCAACACGGTCAATCCCGTTGTCAATCGCAGACTTGATAGTGATGCCAGCCTGCTCAAGTAGTTGCTGCAGTCCACCATTGGCAACGAGGTCGGATGCTTGGATACTGCCAGGAGTCCAGTCGTCCCATGACAACGCAGTACCGATAGCCATCTGTGCATCAGGTGATATCTGTTGTGCCGCTGCGTGCGAGCCGACCATGTAACTCTCGGCAATAAGATCACGCAGGATTTGCGCGGCTGATGACTGTGCTACGGTGACGTTCATTGCAGCAGCAGATTGGGCAATGCCCTGGTCGTCTGCACCACCACCAGCATCAGCGACTGCCTTCGCAGCAGTCTTACGCTGTGCCTCATCTATCGCCTGGTGCAACCCCTTGGTGCTGTGCTTCAGTGCTGCCGTGAGTAATGGGGCGTAGTGGGCGACGATGGCGTCGCGGAGGGCGTCGATGGGGTGTGTTGCTTTTGCTAACCACGGAGGTAGTGTCCATGATCCCACAGACTTTGCAGCAGATGGTGTCTGCACCGTGAACTGAATCGTGCCGTCCTTCTTGATACCTGTCACTACGTAGTCAGATCCACGAGGCAGGATCACCTCGCCTTGTCCTGTCCACGTCATCAGTGCGTGCGAACCGGCAGGTATGTTGATCTCTACGTTGTGGCCAGGACGGAAGTCGCCGTATTGATTGGCCATTTCACGCAGCATCGTCGTGGACTCATAACCAGGATCGTGATAGGTGTCGCCTACTTTCAATCCTTCAAGCGGTGCAGCATTCGTAAAGCCACGGTAGACCGTCGTGTCTGCTGTTACTGTCCTGCTTGCGATGGCACTGTCAAGACCCTTGACCTGACCAGCGAAGCCACGAGTAGAACCGCTTTCGCGTAGTCCGATGTTAACATCAGCACCGCCTGCGGGCCTCGTGTAATCCGATACCGCTCGTGCCTCAGATGCAGTCAGCGGACGCTCTTCCTTGAACGTTCCCGCGTCGTGAATGGCTGCCAATTGTCGCTCTGCCGCTGTTGGCTTCATGCCTTCAAACGGCGGCGAGTAAACGCAGGGATTGCTCTCGCCGCTCGACGCTGCGGCACGACCGCCACCACCACTTATGTGTGCAGTGCGTGCACCATCCTCGTTGTGACTACCACCAGTGACGTCAGGCGGGCGACTAGCACTAGGGGATGAAGTTCTGCCGCCGCCACGGCCATACAGATCCTCGTAAGATGTGACGTGTCCGCCACCGCTGCCAAACTCGCCCTGCGCGTTACGCTCCTGAGTCTCCCACGAGTCGCCCCATTTGGCTAGTTGCTCAGGGGTAGTTAGCCCACGAGAGTGGGCGGGATCTTTTGGGTCTGCTTTGACCGCATTGTTAGCTTTGTCGCCACCCAAAGCAAATCGCACTACTTCATCGCCACGATGTACCGACAGGTAATCAAACGTCAGCGGTGTCAGTGGTAGTGGCTTAGGTAGCGGATCATCAGGGTCTAGATAAGCAAGCGTGATGTGGGGCATGAAGTCATGTTCACTAGCACTCAGGTCTTCCAGTGCTTCGCGCAAGTCAGTAATGCCAGCAATGTTGGGCACAACATACACTGGTTTCAGTCCGTCGCTACTTGCCGATGGAGCAAACGACGCAATGCCGCTGATGGTACCAGTCAAAGGTCCGGGCGCGTCCTTCGCTGCCTTACGGGCTGCATCGCATGCTTCAGCAAATGACTTATCGTCAACGTCTGGACCGAGATAAACGACCGTCAGGTGAAAATCTGTGATTCCACCAGATAGCGGAGTAATCACACCGTCAGGCACGTCAAGAGATATCATGCCAGAACGTGGATTCAGGTCGTACGCCTGTGCACTCTTTACCGCGCCGAGCAGGCTCCAATCTGAACTTTGGCATTCCACTCTGACAGCACTATTCCCAACAACGTCACTAGGCTCCCACCATGCAGCAGCAGCAATCTCGCCGGTGTCGCGATCAGTCACGTCACCGAGGTCGATGGCAGACTCGTGCTTGATTTGCAGAACGAACGCTTGGTACGTACCGTCAGGTGTGAGCCATGAGCCGGTGATGTCACCTTGAGGAAGTGGCAGGCCAACTTCGGCTTGCCATTCCCTGGTAGCACCAGAGAACGCGTCCTCGCCTTTGTGACACTGGCCGCCGGGCCATTCCCATGTGCCCGGTGCTAGATGGTCGTCGTTCACGCGCTGCACCATGAGAACACGGCCGGTATCGGCGGCGAGGACGATTATGCCAGCAGCGTCGGGTTGGGCGTTGACGACGGACTTGATAGCATCGAGATCACCAGCACGTCCGAGGTCGTTTAGATGTCTGCCCTGTACGCTGGCCACTGCGGAGAACGAAAAGTCGCGCCAGCTTCCGCGGTCGATGCGTGCCTTGGCGAACTTGACGAATGACTTGAGTTCCTTCTCTGCGTCCGTGTCGGATTCGCTCTTGGAATCGCTGGCAGAACTGTCCTTGCTTGGACTTGATCCTGTAAGCTCAGTATTTCCGTCAGAGTCTGTCGAAGTTCCTCCAGCTGCGCTACCAGTTGGCTTGCGTCCGCTGTTATCGTCAGGTGTACTTCCGTTGGCATTAGCGTCTGTGCCTCCATTGTTTGCGGCAGGTGGTGGAACTGGTGAACCGTCAGGTGCGGTCGGAAGGGGCTTGCCGTCAGGACCGACAAATACTTGCTTGGGGGGTTCTGGTGGATTGAGGGTGGCTTCGGTGTTCGCGTCTTGGACGGCGAGAGTGCCCTTGAGGAACACTGGACCTTGTGCTCCGGCAATGAACGGTTCGTCGGCTTCCGGCATGGAGTACAGGGGCAGCCCGTTCTTTGCGCGCCAGTCGTTCAACGTGATACGACCGTTGTTGACGGTCTGTGTGTCGGCGTTGGCCTGTTGCAGAATGTCCTGCTCAGAACCGCCAGTGTCTTGACAAGTAGCGGTAATCTCACGACCGATACCAAGGTAGCGACGAGCTAGGTCGTTTTGTACGTCAATCAGGAAGTTGACAAACGCTTCAGTGACGAAGTGTTCGGTCTGGTCTTCCTCGCCCTCCATCTGGCGACCGCCAGACAGTCCAGCCTTTGCCTGCACACCTAACTGTGTCGCGGGAACGCCAAACTTGGACCCCATCTGAATGATGAGAAAATTGTCGTAGTCCGACTTGTAGTGCTCTTCAATTTGCGGTGGCCACTCGGGCTTCATGCCGGGAGGCAACAGGAACGCTTGCTGACGACGGTTGATCTGACCGCTCAAACGGTCATTCATGGTCTGTTCATATCCGAATTGTTGTTCAGGCGTCCACCCTGTCGGATTGTCCTTGTCCATCGTGTAGTACGTTTTGGGGGACATTCCGTAAACGTATTCAGACCTCATCCACGCCTGACGCTGCAGATACGTCGTAGCGACTGTCATGACCTCTTCGGTCGGAGGATAGCCATAGACAGATTCGGGACGGGGACGACGGATGTAATACGCCAACTGGTCGCTGGCAAACTCACCCTCGACGGGGCCATCGCCAGCTTGGAATTCCCCGCGTGGAAAGCCGTATAAGATTTGCTGGAAGGCAGGGGCGGGAGGCTCGGGAGGAAAGCCCTGATTGTCGAGCAGTATCTTAATCGTGCTCGTGTCAATCGGTGCCAGCGCAAAGAGATCGCCGCCAAGGGTCCGCTGTGGGTATATGCAGATACCGTCATATACCAGGGACTGCCAGATGATCTCCGCGAGCCACTGTGAGGGCGAGTGCTTGCTGCGCTGGTCGGGACGCTCGAAGAACGACTTAACGCGATCAAGCTCGGTGCCGTATTTGTCGGCGGCGAGGGCCATGGCGCGGGCGTGGTTCGCTTCGCCCGTGTCTCGCATAATCTGTTCAATAATTGAGTCGCTATACCCCCACGACCAATCGCGACCACAGATGCCGTCTTGTACCAACTGGATGCACCTATTGACCACATCACATTCTTCTGCAATCCACTTCAGCGCGGTCCACGGGAGTGCTCTGTCCGCGAGTTGTAAATTTATGGCTACCAGGTACTGTGCACGACGCGGTAGGGCACGACCGCCAGGACCAAGCGCGTCTATCGCGTCAGGGAAGAGTGGTACGCCCGGACCAAAGCCAGAGTTGAAATCACCCAGAGGACGAGGCAACGGCACATATCCCGGCACTTGTCCTGCCGTCTGTGCAAACGGTGACGACGGGTTGGGAATGTACGTAGCACCGCTAACAGCGCGGCCCTGCGAGTTGGCAGCGGCCGCGACAATATCGCGACTCATCGCCTTCTCGACGCCCGCCTCAACCGCTGCACTGAGTGCAGCCTGTTTGCGTTCTGTACGGCGCGACAGGATGGGGATGGCCAAAGTTGTCCCCTCCTTAAAGGGTACGGAAACTTACCCTATGGGTAAGCTAAGTGGCTCTTAAACCTCTTGCAGTAGAAAGGGAGTCCACTCGGGTGATACGGCATACAGCAATAGTCTCGCGTGCGCGCCGCGAGGGCGCGTGGGCTTGTGCAGGAGCGGCATCTTGGCCTGCTCCGGCGTGCGATTGCCCTTGTGGTGATTGCATTTCCTGCACGACGCGACGACGTTCTCCCACGTGTGCGTACCACCCTGAGCACGTGGCACCAGATGGTCCATGGTGTCTGCAGGATCGCCACAGAATGCGCACGATCCGCCGTCACGAGCGATGACGGTCCGTGTCGTGAGGGGAATGCTCCGACCCCTCGGCACATTGACAAACCGTCTCAGACGCACCACGCTGGGCAACGTGAAGTTCACATATTGACTGTGCACAACGGTATCGCTGTCGAGCACGACATCCGCTGTCTGATCTAACACCAGCAGCAACGCACGCCGCGCATCACAAACATGCAACGGTTCTCCGCTGGCGTTGAGTAGTAACGATCTGACCTGTCTACCAGGTGGCATGCTCCAGTCCTCTTTTCGTCCTGGTGGAGGGATTCGAACCCTCAACGCGTGGTCCTTGAAGCCACCGCCTCTGCCGGTTGGGCTACACCAGGTAGCGTTATGACATCGTAGTCCAGAGCCAACGACGTGAGTCGAACACGCAACAACGAAGGTACGAGCTTCGCTTCCATCCGTAGGAACTCGCTGGCAAGCGGCCGTTCTTGTTAAACCGGGAACATGCCCTAAAGCCGGTCGTGCGGATGGTGGGACTTGAACCCACATGCCTAACGGCAGTCGCTTTTAAGGCGACCGTGTATACCAATTCCAACCACATCCGCGTAGCACCCCTGGCGGGACTCGAACCCGCATCATACCATTACGGTTACTTGCTTAGAAGACAAGACCGATACAGGGGCGTGACGGGGGCGGGATTTGAACCACGCGACCTCTAGGTTATGGGCCTAGCGAGCTGACCAAACTGCTCTACCCCGCGTGGCAGATGTTGGTATCGAGCCAACCAGACACGATCCTTATGAGAGATCGCCGCTTACCCTGAGCAACTGCCGGGGTGACGGGGGGAACTCGAATCCCCTTGCACTAGGGCCACAACCTAGCCGCGTACCACGATGCGTCCCGTCACAGTACCAGTGGAAGGTGTCGAACCTCCGTCCCAACTTTGTAAGAGTTGTCGTCTCCCGTTGACATACACTGGCGTAGTGCTCCTACCCGGACTCGAACCGAGAATGCCTGCTTAAAGGGCAGAACCGTTTCCATTACGATCATAGGAGCAATGGTAGGCGACCAGGGAATCGAACCCTGTATCAGACCATATCAGAGTCTGCGATTAGCCGTCTTCTTCGTCGCCCGTGGTGGTCCCTGTCGGACTCGAACCGACCTCTCTGCGTCTTCAGCGCGGCGCTAATCCGTCTCAGCTAAAGGACCGTAGTGCGGGCCGCGGGACTCGAACCCGCATGGACCGTATTACCCTTTCAACATTTCATAAGAATGAGGGGATACGCCCGCAATGGAGCCGATGGCAGGAGTTGAACCCGCGTCTGGTGAGTACAAAACACCTGTACTTCCGTTGTACGACACCGGCAAATGTCGCCCCTAGTCGCGTCGAAATCCTTGGGTAGCTAATCCCAACCTGCTGCGGTTACCAAGCGCAGCCACGACCAATGGAACCCTCCGCGTACGAGTAACGCGGCACCAGTCACGGACTATTAACCGTTGTCAGGGGTGGGGCGACAGCTCCGAGGGTAGGAATCGAACCCACGCGCACTGGGTCCAAGGCCCAGCTACGAAACCAACATCGTACCTCGGAATGGAACGGCTGACCCGACTCGAACGGGCGTATTCAGGGTGGAAACCTGACGCTCTGCCTCTGAGCTACAACCGCATGGAGCGACTAGCGGGAGTCGAACCCGCACTTGCACCATGGCGAGGTGCCGTCATAGCCACTAGACCATAATCGCATTGGAGCGCAGGGTCGGAATCGAACCGACGAAAATGCGGGTTGCAGCCGCACGCCTTCCCATTCAGCCACCTACGCACAGCTCCGGCGGGAAGAGTCGAACTTCCATGATGAGCACCTTAACGGGATGCTGGCTTGCCATTAGCCCACACCGGAATAGTGATCCGTACCAGAATCGAACTGGTGTCTCAGGCTTGAGGGGCCTGCGTACGTACCTCTGTACCAACGGATCTTTGTACTAATAGACTTGGTACTCCCAGTCGGAATCGAACCGGCGTTTCGACCTTGAAAGAGTCGCGTCCTCTGCCGCTAGACGATGGGAGCCTTCGTTACATCCACACCAACTGTTCCACCATCGCATTGATCGACAACCCGACGAACGACAGCAACAGAATCAGACCCATGAACACCAACGACACTACGTCAAGTTGTACCGTCAAGAATAGCGGGATCGCAAGTAGCCACGCGGTGCGATAGATCCACGACTCGATGCGTTGCAGGCGGTCAATCATGTGGCTCCTTTTGTTGCAGCGGAAAGTCGGCGAGTCGGACGCCATGGCTTGCACCACCAACGCGCTTCCAACGCGTGCCCATCACCGTCAGGGTTGACTTTCCATGGCGCAACGCCTACACGCGCAGTGCACAGCGCCACCTCCACCCACTTCCTCGGCGTTGCAGCGGATGACGGGCCATTCGAAGACCAAGCCGTGAAGCTCACACCGCTTTCGAGGCGGGTCTGGTTCCCTGTCCAGTTCATCATCCAGAGCGGTAGGGTGAGAGCACGATTCCCAGGCCAAGAGGCCCCAGACGGGTTCAAGCCGTCGCCGCTAACCCTGAACGGTTACCCTACCGCGGAAGACGGGATACTCGAAAACCACACCTTGCAGTGCGCACTCGTTAGCAGCGAGGCCCGGCACCCTGTCCGGTTCGTCTTCCTTAGCGTCGCCGGTGGGACTCGAACCCACATCTCCCATTACGGCTACCGACTTAGGAGGTCGGGCCGGTACGACGACATGGAGCCTACGCACAGAGTTGAACTGTGATCTCTGGTGTACCACGCCAGGACTCTTCCGCTGAGCTACGCAGGCAATAGGTAGAGCTTCCCACACTCCCGAGTGCGTACATTCACCCGGCTACGTCGTAAACGACGGGTGTACCAGATGGCGTTGGCTGTCATGGCTGGTGGTAAAACGGCTCGTACCCCCGGCACGATTCGAACGCGCGTCTCCTGATCCGTAGTCAGGTGCTACAAATCCACTCAGCTACGGGGGCATGGCGGAAATGACGGGATTCGAACCCGCGGTCTGGACCTTGACGGGGTCCCGAGGACGGCCAACTCCTCTACATCTCCATCGCTCCGAGGGGAGGATTCGGACCCCCGACATCAAGGTTCAGAGCCTTGCGTTCTGCCCACTGAACTACCTCGGAATGAGTCTGGGTGGCAGGATTTGAACCTGCGCTCTCCTGGTCCCAGGCCAGGCGCGTTTCCAAGCTTCGCTACACCCAGTTGTCCACCTGAAGGGAATCGAACCCCCACGAACTCGTTAAGAGCGAGTCACGCTAGCCATTACGTCACAGGTGGTCAATCGTGCAATATGTTTACGGATGGCATTATCCGACACGCCTAGCTTGCGACCCAGTTGTAGGTAGTTGCTGTCTTGCAACATGGCAAGTAGTTCGTCCAGGGGTGGCCATGCGATCTTTGTCTTATGCGGCACCTTGTAACGGCGCTGTACTTTGACTTTGGGTGGCTTCTCTGGATTGGTGACCTGAGCATGACAGTTCGGACACAGAAACCGCAAGTTCTCTTTGCGGTCGTCCTCCCAATCGTTGTTAATATGGTCAACCTCTAGCACCAGTGAGTGGCCCTGCCACTTTCCAGTGTTGTCGCAGCCTTCGCAGCGATATTCCATGCCCGATTCGATCATCGCTCGGCGCAGTCGCACTGCTTGCTGTCGCCTCGATCCGGGTGCTTTCAGAACCAGAACTTGGTCCCATGTCATTTTCTGGGGGGACGCCTTGCCGCGACGAGAAGCTTGTCCCAAGAAATGCGATGTGTCAATTCCTAACGTCTTGATCTTGCGAGAGATCCACGTATGAGTACCACCGGCTTGTCGTCTGCCGAGACGACGAATAACTTCGGCAACAGAAACACTGCTGGCGACAGCCGTTCTCAATTCGGTTTCATCAATCAATCTGTACATAATGCAACATCCTGTCTCTACACAGGGGGTGGGGCGTTGGGTGGTAGAGCACCCGCAGCCCCATGAAACGCCTCTACGCGTTCAGTACGGACGGAGAGATTCGAACTCTCAACGAGCAAAGCTCAGTGGGGCCTAGACCCACCGCGTAACCATTCCGCCACGTCCGCGTGGTGGAGGATAAGGGAGTCGAACCCTTAATTCCTGCGTGCAAAACAGGTGTGTTTCCGCTAGCACTAATCCCCCATGGAAACCGCCAGCTGACATGGTAGAACCAGCCCGACCTATTACGGGATCGGTGCTGACGGCTTCGTCACAGCGGTGGGAGTCGAACCCACGTAGCACAAGGCGCTGGTTTTACGGACCAGAGCAACAATCCGACAGTTGCCTCACTGTGTAGACTACGATGTCAAGGACCACATCGACTGTACTGCGGCGACGCCTTCATGGCTAGTCGTCCAGTCTCTCTGCGCGGGACCGCCAGGAGTCGAACCTGGTTTTGAGAGGTTTTGGAGACCTCGTGCCTACCCGTTGGCTCGTTCCCATCAGCCAAAACGGAACATTACCACGTGCACGCGTCGCTTGTCAAGTCACAGCCCACACTCAGGTGCAGTCTGCCACGCGTGCCACGGGTTGCCCCACACCCTCAGATCATAATGCCACAGTGCCAACGCGGCAGCATCCTGTACCGCTGGTGACGCTTCATTCGGCACGCCCACGAAACCAAGCGATTGCCAAGTTATCTCACTGAACTGGTAGGCCCCACCATCTGGTTCGTCACCTGAAATCTGGTAATCCCCGCCAGACTCATGCTCCCTGATGCATGCCCAGTCCGCTGTTGTGGTCGATGTGGCATCCGTCATGGGACGTGATACCGAAGCGACTGGCAAGGTAGTCGTTGTCGTCAGTCTCGTGGCAAGTGCAATCACAGAAGGCGTTGAACCTACCCGGCTGATGTGACCCTGCGTACGTGCCGCAACCACGTGGTGAGCAACGCGCACAGGGACAACCCGCGAACCTGACAGAACCACCACGATCGTCAGTAGTAGCGCTCCCGCGCGGCGGTGCATTCATCGCACCCTTCTTCCACCACGGTAGTAGTCGAAAACGTCACTGATCCTGGTTGCTCGCGTCATGGTGTCCTCCGTAGTTCCTCATCACACGATGTTACACGCCTTGCAGCGCCCGCGCGATGCCTTCCTCTAAGGTAACCTGTGGCTCGTAGAATGTGTTCAACTGTGTTGTGTCTGCTACACGATACCGTGCCCCGGCGGGCTTGTCAATCTCGTAGCACAACTCAGGACTGTACCCGCGCGCCTCCGTGACCAGTCGTGCCAGGGCGGTGAAGTTCGTAGCGCGCCCGTTGCCGATGTTGACCGGCCCATCAATCTCGCGCACGACAGCAGCAAGCACCGCGTTTACGATGTCATCGACGTGCACGAAGTCACGCACCTGCGTCCCGTCGCCCCAGATCACGAACGGGTCGTGCTGTTTCCTGGCGCGCTTGATGAAACTCGGGAACGGGTAGTTCTTGGACTGATCCGTCCCGTAGCCACTGAACGGACGAACGACAGTGACCGGCAACCCCTCATCGCGGGCAGCTTTCGCCAATATCTCGCCGGTCAGTTTCTCCCAGCCGTACAGCGCGTCAGGTGAGCGAACGTTATCAAGGTCAATGTCGTCCTCGTGCATCGGACGCTTGATCCACAACGGGTACGTGGCGCACGAACTGAAGAACACGACGCGTCGCTGCTTCGTCTTCAGTGCCCACTGGAACATCGCGGCATCCATCTCAATGTTCTCGGCATTGACGAACGGGTGCTTTTCTCTGGTGTCTCGGTCAGGAATGACTGCGGCGAGATGCAGAACCAGATCGAACCGGCGATCCTCTTTGCGAAAGTACCTGCGGCAGTCAACGGGCTTGCTGGCACGCGTGTCAATGCCCAGTACGTCATATCCGTCCGCGTCAAGTGCTTGAACGAAATGACGACCGAGGAAGCCTTCGCTGCCGGTGACGAGTGCCTTCATCACGAACCGTCCACGTGCCTGTGCAGCATGATCCACGGATTGACGTTGCCAGGTGCAGGATGCGGCCACACGTAAGGCTGTATGTCGTGTTGCCACAGTACGAACGGCAGGCTCACCTGATCCTGTAGCGTCCAGCGTTCTATCTCGTTCATCCACGCAAGCATAGCATCGTCAAGACGACGGGAACGACCGCGCGCCAGACAGCCGGAACTCCAAAGTCCGGCATGCTCGGGATAGCCGCAGGAGCGGTAGTATTCTGCTTGTTCGCGCACTGGCTGGTCGATGTACTTCGGCAAGTCCACGCTGTCGCTCGCCTCTTTGTACAAGCAATCGTTCCAAGAATGTCGGAACAACGCAAGACGGTCATGACCGATGTCGGCTAGTGCCTGCTCTACGAACTCGGGCGACGTGACCTCCATGCTGGCGTCTATCCAGATCGTGTAATCGTAGGACAGCAACGTCGTCAACTGCGGTCCGAGCACTTTGTACTCTTTGGCAGCAAGTCGCGGATGGACGGTTGATCGGCGTACCTTCACTTGCCAATCTGTCCGACTCGTGAGATTGTCGTCATCGGTGAAGGCAATGAAGTCAACGCCGGGAATGGCACTGTGCGGCTTCAGCGAGTCGTAGGCACCGAAGAGTGCGGTGTAGCAGGCGACGGTCACCGGTAGCTATTGATCGTCTCTATCAGTGCGTCAAGCTTGAACTCTGGACGCTCCACCAACCTGTCCCACCCCTCGCCCTTTGCATACAGTCGCGTATTGGGTCGTTCGCCAACGCGCATGGGCAACCGCTTGACTTGTGACGAGGAATGAGTGTGCTGGATCACCATCTGTGCGACACGATTGACCGACCATTCCCTGCCGCTGCCAGCATCGAATATCTCGTCATCGCCGAATGCAATGGCCTGTACAAGAACGGACGCGATGTCTGACGCGGACACGAGGTCAACAGTCTGCTCGCCGTTGCCCCATATCGGGATCGTCTCGCCGCGCCATGCCAGTGTAGAAAAGGTCGGGATGATCTTCTGCGGATGACCCGGCCCGTACTTCTGCCCGATACCGAACGCGTTGTACGCTCGCACGTGTGCAACAGGTACGCCAAACGACTCGTGCCAAGCCGTCGCCAGTGTCCGAGCACATAACTTGGTTGCCTGGTACACGTTGGCCCAGACTGTCGGCATCGTGATCCCGACATAGCTGGCACCGTTCAGTCTGCAATACTCCAGCACTCGCTGGGTGCCCTTGACGTTCACATCAACGGCATGGTCAAAGTCATTGAACAACTCAGCGGTGCCCAACACACCGGCAAGATGGATCACTGCATCAGCGAGCGGAGTGGACGGACCGATGTCAAGCACGCTGTCGGGTCGGTCTAGGATAATCGCATCCTGCCCAGCATCCCAAAGCGCATCTTGTACGTACTGTCCGAGAAACCCGTTGCCGCCCGTAACGAGTACCTTCATCGCGACACCCTGATAATCGTCTCCGTACGGCTATCAATCGTCTCAACGGTATAGTCGCAACCGTCTAAACGATCCGTGATGTCCGACAGACAAAACGACAATACCGGCACGAAGTCCCGTGCGCTGATGATCTCGTGTGTTTCATCCGCTAGACTTGTATACAGTGCTATGAACAATCGAGATGTGAAACTGGTTACTGCGTTATCGAGTATCCGCGCCCAGTCGTAGTTGTGTTCAAGAACATAACGCAACACAATGCCGGGCACACACGAACGATAAGTGGTCAGGTCGGTCACGATATCGGCATATGGCGACTTTGATCCATCAATACCACGATAACGATCGGGAGGGACGATGAACTGGCGTAACCATCCCCCTCCGCATCCCCAGTCCTCGACCAAAGCACAGTCGGCCGTCCACTGAGTCGCCAGCAGATAGCTCTCGGGGTCGCCATACATCATGGGACCAGTGAGATGATCATACAGGTGTGACCACTTGCCCATCATGAGAAGTCATCTTCCATTTGTTGTTGAGCTTCTACCCCAGTCGCCTATGCCATACAACCATGTATCTTCGGGCACACATACGAAACGCGCGCCAGCACACGCGAGATGATACCACGCCGCCCAGTCCTCGCAGTTGATGTTCGTGCCAGCAAAGTGACCGCCACCACCGAATCCGGGTGGTCCTATCCAATCGGTCGGCCAACCACCGACCTGTCGCAACAGGCTCGTGCGTATTACCGCAGCAGAGGCATCGATCCAATTCTGACGAGTGAACTCAGCAACCAATCGCTCGCTGCTCCACCCGTTGCAATCAACACGCGGACGATTGTGGTTGGCATCAAACGTGTAACATACATCAGCGTCATCAAGATACGGCAACACCGTCGCGATGTGGTGCGGTAGCAACTGGTCGTCGTCCGCCAGACGCATGACAAATTCAGTCGTCGCCGCTGTCAACAACTGGTTCTGTTGTGCTGCGCCGTGTATCGGAGCGAAGATGCCCTCCGTGCACGACTGAGCACAGATCAGGTGACTGTCAACCTCAACCGTCTGTTCATAGACAGACTTGATGGTCTGCGCTAGTAACTCCTCGCGACCGGGAATCGTCGCCGTTAAGACCGTCACGGGGGATCTCATGCCAGTATCCTCTGCGCGTAGTCGTACAAGCGCGTGCCCTCGCCGAACAACTCGGCATAGGTATCGGGCTTGGTGTCACGCCAATAAGCGAGCGAAGCGCGGATATTCTGGCCCCAGTCACTACGGGGACGAATGGCACTGTGCTCAATGCTGCCGGGGATCTCTGCCAACCACTCTTCGCTGCCAGTGCAGTCAGGAAAGTAGAACGCACCCGCACCCGGCATGAAGCCCGCGTGGATCAGTCTCATCTCGTGCTCCACGTGTTCCATCGAGTTCAGCATGTTCTCATCGAACAAGCCGACCGACTCTAGGCATTGCCGCGAGAAGATGGTGAACGCACCAATCGAATGCGGCCAGTATGTAATGGGACCGGCGGCATCGCCGGGGATGCCAGAGTTTGCGGGGCCGTGCGCGTGAAACGAAAGGTGGTGCATGCCTGTCGTCTCGCACGCGTCCACGTACTTGGTAATGACCTTGCTGTTCTGGACGAGGATGTCGTCCTCGATCAGCACCAACCACTCTGCACCTGTGTCTAGCATGGCACGCAGCAAGTGATTCTTGCTCTTGGCGACGCCTTCGTTGATGGGCGCTTCTTGAACAGTGCAATCAAGCCTTGCGAACGCCCTTTTGTATTCCCCTCGGAACTTGACATCACTACCATCATTGTGTACGAACACAGGATGCGGCAGAGGCTTCAGTGATCGAAGGCATTTGAAGAGGTAAGATGGGCGATTGCACGTAGTAACGCCGATCGCGACGAAGGTCATGCCGACACGCTATCATAAACGCGCGCCCAATCAACCCACCTATCGTGGATGTCATGCTTCTCGGCAATGGCCCGATTCTGCTTGCCCTCGGCACGGCGCACCTCTGGATCAAGAAGCTCCTCCAAATGCCGACGCCACGTCACGGGCTTCTCGTTCCTGGCAATCCTGCCAGCACTGCCCTCGTCAATCAGGATGCGTTGTTCAGGCAATCCGTCAGACACGATGTAGGGCAGACCGCAGGCACAGGCTTCGAGCGACTTAAGAAACGATTTCGCCTCGTTAAATCGACAGCGCTCAAGCGGCACAAGCACGACGCTCAGGGGGTTCCACAGCTTTGGGTACTGCGCTATGTGCACCAGCGGCGCGGTCATCACTCGTGGCAAACCAAGAAATCCAGCAGGTCCGGCGGGGTTGACACCTGCCTGATCCCATGCCTTAGCAACGCCGGGCACCTGACTATCACCGCCATGATAGAAGGTCCAGCCGAAGTCTTCCAGAAAGTCTGGCAGGACGGACTTGAGCGTCAGTAGATCAGCGGCACGCCACTGTACGCCACCAACCCAGCCGACAACTGGCACACCGAAACCAGGATCATGTGGCTGCCAACGCTCTAGGTCGATGACGTTGCGAAGCACATAGACGGGCGGACCTAGCGGCTCTAGTTCCTTGCGGATGGCATCCGTGGAAACAGTGATCGCACTAGAGGCACCGATGGCCTTGCGATAGTGGTCGCGATTGAATTTCGGATTGGCCTTGGGGTCTGTCGTGTCGTGCGCAACGTTGGACTTGGGTAGCGCCCAAAATTGGTCGTCACAATCATTGATAACTATCTGCCCGGCAGCACGCGCCTTGCGGATCGCGTCATCCATGCCCTCTGCCATGTGCCGCTGCAGCCACACCATGTCGGGATCGCGCCAGTTGCCGTCGGTGTCCATCATGCGGAAGTGGCCGTCAGGTGCATCGGTCATGCGCCACGACAGGAATGTGTCGTACCCGTGCCTCGCTAGTTCCATGGCTGGCATGGCTCCACGCTGCAAGAAAGTTCCGCCGAAGGTTAGTGCCTGCTTGCCGGGGATAAACTCCTGTTTACCTGTGATCTGGGAATGCTCGGGGTCGGGAACTGGCTCCGAACTCCAGTCCGTTGAATAAAAGCCGATGATCATTCGCGCGGTGGCCATTGCCACGACCCGTTGAACTCGCCCTCCGGCGCATCAACAACATGCACGGTGTCGTTCCCATTCAAAAACGCCTGCCCGCTCACCGCCCAGTGCGACAGCGGGAACGACCACTCAATCTCCTGATCCGGCATGTAGTCACGACACACAGCCAGCTCGGGATCGTACACCCACGGCTTGACCGCCACGATCAGCAGCGGCACGACATCGCCGCGATGATGCTGATGCCCCTCGTGCCACTGCACGCCGCTCTGTCGATGCTCTAGCATGTGCTCGTGTGCACGTACGCGTAGCCAGTTGGATGCGCTGGCATCTTCGCGGGTAAGACGGTAATTCACTATTCGACCGACTGTCGGCTCCATCGTGTGCCCTCCTTGTTTCGGGGCGGTTTAGAGTCCGTTAGAGATTCCGCTAGGACCGTTTCTAAGCACTAGGGGCAGTTACGATACGATTTAGGGCGCAAACAGCGTCCGCGGTCACGTACTACGGGTTTCCTGCCATCCTCGTGCAGCATGCCAGACGCCACCGGCGTCCTGAATCAGCGCAGATACGTAGTGCGGGTCAAGATGTTTCGCGTTGTAACTGGGCGCGCCACTGCTTTTGCCGCTGCCCCAGTGCAGGTTGGCAATGCCATTGGTAGCAAAATGCTCACAGCAAAACGACCCGTCAGGCATGACGGCGCGGCAATGAGCCTGAGCCATTGATCGCCACTTGCGACCACAGTGCCCGCAGGTGGTCACTTCACCACGCGTCGCAACTTGTAACTGTCACATTTCGGGCAATGGTTCAGATTCGCGTCCCAGTCGCACTTGTCACAGTGCCAGTAGCGGGTCACTTTGGGCATGCCGCCCGCGACCAAGTACCCGCCAGCCTTGAGCGCCTTCACGTCTACGGGATCAGTCACGTTGATGAAGCCCTGCCTGTCCGCGTCGTAACTCTTGCCCGTGGCGCCACTGGTGGCACCCTGGCACCCCGACGATGAAAAGTACATCTTGGTCATCTAGCAGGTCACCGAGTTGATGTTGACACCAGGATTGGTGATATTGGTCCCCGTGCCACACCAGATCGGAGAGTACCCCGGATACGGCGTGTACGGCCACACCTGCCACGGCGTGTAGGGTGTGTACGGATACCACCAGTTAGGTGGCGACGGGTAGCGCCTTCCGCAGCAGGGACAAAACCCGCATGTGGGGCACAGAGAGTTACTAACGCCGTCCACGACACCACCAGTTGTGATGTCGGGTGTGTAGGTGTTGTTTGAGCAGTTACAAGTCTCTTCCATGTGCGCTCCTTTGTTTGCGCTAGACTGGATACCACTGGCCGAGAATCGTCGCTGTGATGCCCGTCGTGTTCACGATGAAGTAATACCCGCTGGGCACGTACGCGCTGATGGGCACGATGTTGGTGTCCACGGATGTCCAACCAGTCACGATCTTTTGCGCGGCCGGAGATGAAGCAGAACCGACGCCAACGGAGATGGTGCCTACCGATGCCGCGGTCACATTCAGGTAACAACCAATCACTGCGTCGTATCCGAGTCCATTGTGGACGGCAGCACCAGCAGTGATGGCAACAGATGCAGAACTGGCAGCAGGCGACACCGAGGCAGAGACAACAGGATTGAGCGGGTCTGTAACGTTGACAGCAATGCCAGTACCGGCTACGATGGACTCGATGCCCTGAGTCTGTGTGTTGGTGATCGTGACATTACCTGCACCGCTTGTAGGAGAGACGCCAATGCCAGTACCTGCGATGATCTTCAGAACCTCGCCACCGCCACTAGGTGGCGTACTGGTCTGTAAGAACGACGTGCCGGGTTGTCCCGCTACACCTCGCTGCGTGCACAGCCACTCGTCGCCGTTCACGTCGGTCGTTGACTGTCCAACCTCCCAGATCCCATGTACGGGAGGACCGGCATAGGTGATGTACTTTTCAGGCATTATGCGCTCCTAGCCGTTGATCTGGTTGCCGACGACAGACACGACGTATGACGGTGTGCCGGATGAAATGAGCTGGACAATGCTGCCGAACATCCCGTCATGGCGGACGTTGACTGGAATGCCAGCAGCGGCAGCACAAAATACGCCGACCGTGCCTGTAGATGCGGCAACAGTTGGCGCTGTGCAAGCGCCGCCCGGTGCTGACACGGTGAAATAAATGGGAGACGCGCCAGTGTCGTTGATGACCTGCACGCCAAAGCCACCTTCGGTCAGGTACACGAGGTCGACTGTGCTGGCCTGTAGTGTTGCAGCTGCGGTACGACGCGCTGATATGGAGTTACCGGGCATAGCGGCTCCTAGTTAGTTAGCAGGTGAACCCTCACAACAATGCAGCCGATAACCGCACGAGGGACAGCGCCAGTGGCATTGCACTGGGTCTAGCGATTCATAACAGTTGGGGCACTCAATCATCGGTGCCAACCGGGGATATTGGGAATGCCTTGGTTAGGACCAAAGGCCGCTATCGCATCCATAACAGCCTGGACCTGTGCATTCGGACGCTCAGGTGCGCGCGGTGGCTCCCACGGATTGAACGGCTTGGGTGCTTCGCCTTCACGTAATTGCTTGCCGCACTTGGAGCACGTCGTGGCGGTCGGGTCGTTTGGCTGACCGCAGGCGACGCAAGGTGGCTTCAACCCTTCTAACCATGCAACAGCTCCACTACCGCCGCTGTAGAACGCCAGACACCCGGCATCTGCCAAGTCGGGCGACGCTATACCGCGCTTCTTGGCCTGCTCTTTGGACTCCACCTTGATGCGTCCTCGCATGTCGTAGTCGTAGAACAGTGCAGACACCTGCGAACGCAAGATCGCTATCTCGCGTGGATTACAGTCAGGATGGAAGCTCAGCGAGTTGTCGCGGAACCTATCACGAAATGACCACCATAGTTCGTCACGCAACATCACGAAGTCTTCGGGATGATGTGTCTTGCTGCCAGCGTTCACGTCCACAACAGACAAACCAGCAGCACGCATGAAGTCGAGCACAGGACCGCCAAGACCGCCAGCGTCGCCCCATATTCTTGCCACGCCGTGTTCGCGTGCTCGATTAGCGGCCCAGCCACCAACTTCAGGACCGCTGGCACCGTGTAGCCGCTCTAGGTGAATGATCTGCGAACCACGCCTAATGCACATCGCAGAGTCGTCTGAACCGAACCTAGCGATGTCCAAACCCATCTGCGGGCGATCTTTGTCATCTTGTTCAACGACTTCAATCTTCGACCGCTCTACAACCCTGTCAAACCACGCAAGCGGGATAACGATGCGCGTGCCAACGTCTGGGAACTGTCCAAGAACCTTGGAAATCCAGCGCGGGTCATCCTCGCCCCACTCGTCACGCCGCTCCTCAACCCATTCACGGGTGACAAGTTTGGGATAAGGAACCACGCCTTCAGGTGCCAACAGGTTCGGCGTGTCAAATGCCGAAATGTTGATGCACTTCCATCGTGGATTCTGTGCTGCCTCGTAAAACGGACCTGATGATTCGATCGGGTTGCCAATCAGCAACGCGGCGGAATCGCCACCAGCAAGCAGACCACTGATGGCTTCAAAGATGTTCGGTTCAACACCGGCCGCTTCGTCAACGACGACAAGCACGCGACCTTCGTGATAGCCCTGTAAGTTCGTCGGGTCAACAACAGACAAACCGCGCGCCCAGTTGCTTGGAGTGATGATCCACTCGGGAGCACGCGGCAACAGACGACCGGGCAGGATTGGATTCCATGCCTTGCGGATCTCGCCCCATAGAATCGTCTCAACCTGATTCCACGTGGTAGCGGTCGTGATGGCAATAGCATCAGACGCCGTGGCTACCCATGCGATGACTACTCGGGCTGCGGTCCAGCTCTTGCCACTAGCAAAGCAGGACGGGACAACGACACGGCCACGGTCCCACAGTTCACGCATGATTTCCTGCTGAACTGCCCACGGTTGCTCTTGCAGAATGTCGTCAACAAACCCAACAGGGTTGTCGCGATAAGCGTAGAGCCTGCGGTTACTCTTCTCCGCTGCCAGTTTGCGAAGTTCCGTCAGCCTTTTCAGGCTCTCTGGTGTCGCTTCGATCCGCACGTTCGGCAAGTTGCGCCTCCAACTGTGCTATCTCGGCGTCTATCGCATCCTGTGGGATGATCTGGATAACCTGCCGCGACGGCGCATCGAGTCCAAGCAAACGGGAACGACGTTCCTGAATCTTGAGCAGGCGGTCCATCGCATTCAAAACGGGGGCGTCGTCGGCAAGCGGCGCACCATCAAGCGTGACGACCTTGCCCTGTTGCACGGTAACGTGTTGTGCCTCTAGCACCCTGACTGCATTGCGCCACATGTAGTCAAGACGCTCAAGCTCGTGAGCGCGGACTTCCTCTGTTGGTTCTTTGGCGCGACGAGCGAGACAACGACTGACCGCCTGCATCGCTCCCGTGTGGTCTGCGTAACCAAGCTCAAGTGCGATGGCGTGGTACGTCTGTCCATCGCGTCGCAGTTCAGTAGCACGGATCTCGCGCTCAAGTTCTGCCAGCGTCGCCTTATGTGCCATTTAGTGAACTTCCCTTGATGTGACTATTAGTGAACTTCCCTTGATGTGACTAATCGACCAGCTAAACGCGCTTGACGAGGAATATCACCAGCAGCACCAACACCACGACGACCAGGATGCCGATGAGCATCAGAACTTCGCCTCAAGCTCCTTGATGATCGCCTCAACCTTGGCTGCGACGGCGGTTAGGCGCGCGATGGCGTCCTTGGCCTCAGACTCAGCCTCGGGTAGAATGTCCTCGGCGTCCTTGACGGCAACTTTCTCGATCTTCTCTAGCCAACCTGCAAACGACATAATGCCTCCTAGTTATCGAACTTCATCTACGAGTCCAAGTTCCAGCGCTTCAGCGCTAGTCATCCCAACGTCAGACCGCTTGGATAATCGCTTCAAGAACGTCGCTGTAGTCTTGGGATTCAGTGGCATCGCACGAGAGGCGAGCATATCCCAGACGTTGCCAGACATCTTGTTGATCAGTTTCAGATTGTCTTCCTGTTGCGATGCTGACTGCGTGGTGTCCTTCTCGAACGACGACGTTGTTTCGTGTAATAACAGCAGCGCATACTTGCCCATCACGCGAACATCGCCAGTCTGCAATAACACAACACCCATGCTTGCAACCCAACCAAGACCGACTGTCGTGATCTTGTGTCCCTGACGGCGTAGATCGCTAAGGAAGTCAACAAGGGTGAATCCAGCAGGGACAGATCCCCCTGGCGAGTTGATGTATAAAGTGATGTCGAGATGCTCATCTGGTCCGACCTGTCTCGCCCAAGCAGTCAACGTGTTAATGCAAATTTTCACAGAGACATCAACGATAGGATCATCGAACGTGTAGGTGTGATTGAACAAGTCGCTGACTCTAGCGAAACTTTCCTCGCGCTCAATCTTGGCACGCTGAATTTCTGCGACGGCGTTCTCTGTCTCAGAGTGCTTGATCATCAGCCGGGTCAGTTCCTCGTCAGCGTACCCGCGCACGATCTCGGCATCGTGTGCCCGTGCGGCTGCGCGCTTCTCTTCTGCGGCAGCAAGCGCCAGTTCAGCCTCGGCGTTCGCTTTGGCTGCCTCAGCCTGCGCTTTCAACAGGTTCGCCGCTTCCAGCGCCGTACTTGTCTTCGTTTTCGCTGGCGTACGAGCCGTCGTGACCATCCATATCCTTTCCAAAACAGGCGTGCCACAATCGGTCGGCACGCAGGTCCATCGCTAGGTGTCTGTCTACGTCAATGCCGATCGGACTAATCCTTTCAACCCAAACCACAAGTCAACAGCAGCGTCCACATCTTCGGGCGGGAAGTTGTCATCCTCGTCAGCGCACTCGGGACACTCGCACGGCGGTAGCGGAGGTTCGCCGTCTGCGGCAGCGAGACAATCATCGCACACCCACTCGTCGGGTTCGTCCTCGGGTTCGATCGGCTCGCCGCACTCTTCGCACACGTCACGACCGAGCAGGTCGTTAATCTCGTGATCATTCTCAATGCTGCCGAACAGGTCATCCACCCACTCAAGTGCTGTCCAGATGTCACCCGGCAGCGGGTCAGGTTCGTCAAAGTCCGGCTTGCGGTGATACTCGTCAGACAGTGTACGCGCCTCTTCAATCGTGAACACGCCTTTGTACGCCAACGCTGCTAAAAGAACATCGGGTGACTTCATACCGCTCCAACCTTTCTCATTTCTTCCAAGGTTACCGCTCGGTTGCTAACGAACTCATCGTTGGGCATCTGCACGCCCCACTCATCAGGATCACTCGGGTGAAAATCCACCTCATGAAAACCAAACTGCACATCTTCGGGGTTGATGTCCATGAGTGTCGGCCCCCACCATTCCACGGGTTGCTCGTCTGCATGAACGTAGCGGCGGTGCGATGTCTTGCGGGATCGCGCGCATTCAGCGTCGCACATGTAGCACTGCGCCGAACCCGGCTCAGCCCAATCCGATAGACACCCAAGGCACAGCCGTCGACCGTTCACACGTAATCCGCCAGTCCTAAATCATGCACAGTCCCCTCAATTGTTATTCTAGCAATCGGTCGATGTGACACGACAAAAGTGCTAGTCAGAGGCATGTGACACCCCTTTGTCGCGTTCACGCTTGACCATGGCGATGAACTCGCCTCGATCGGGACGACCGGCACGATCCCACCGGCGTCCACACTTCTCATCAAACCCATTTCGCACTCCACCAAAGCACGGATCGCCGCATGCCAAACATTCTGGAATGGACCGTGATGCCCTGTCACGCACATCTGCGGGCGTAATCGCCTTGATGACCTTCGCCGTGTTCAACGCCCTGCGAAGCATATTGGTCAGGGTATTGATTGACATCTCGACAGAATCGTGATGCTGGGACTGGCTTACCGCCTCCTCCCCTGTAGGGTCAGACCATGGCGGCGACGGTGTACCAACCTCGGGCGACCCATCAGGCATACGCTTACGACGCGGGAGTTGACTCGCTCGCAACAAGACCTCCGTTATCATGGGGTCCAGTTCGGCGATGACATCTTTCAGATCGTCCCAGTCCTTCCGCGCCTGATTCTGGTCACGCCTACGCACAGTATAAAGTTACACGCTTGTAAGCATTCATGTCAACCGCTCTCACTCACAGTTCGCCGAACCCCCAGTCGTGACGTTTGGGATCATACTCGATCAGCTGCGACCGATGATCCATGATGCGAAAGTTGGGACCGAACTCCAGGTACAACATCCGAGCTAGGCGTTGGCCGACATCAAGAACGCACTTACGCTTTTGCCCATAGGTGTTGACGTAAACCGTGTACCTGACTTCGTTATCTTGTTCTGCGTTCATTCACCCTCCGTCCATAGTGGCTTCAACCGCAGAAACCGCTGATAGGTCGTACTGCCAGCCAACACCCGATCGTGACTCTCGGCAAACTGCACCGCGTGTTCCTCACAGACGGGAATCTCGATATTGCCCACAACGGCAACGCACGTCGCTGGTTCGCCATGAGCGACGTGACCAAGAAGTTCACCTGATCCCACCAAGCACGCCGTCATACTGGTTCCTCCCAATGTCCGATCCACGGCAATCCTGATGATTGCTTGTTGCGCTCCAACCAGTCCGGCCAATTGTGCTCGACACGTGACCCGCTGTACGGAGTCAGGGTCAGTTTCCAAACAGGGAATGTCTTATCTGGTGGCGACAGACTCATGCGAAGTTCGCCCCATCGCATCCACAGCGACGATCCGAACGGCACGAGGTCTCGCACGCCACCCTGACCCTTTGGTGCGTGATGCTCCAGCACCAACGCAAACCCGTAGCGAGTCCGCAGGTCATCGAGTATTTCTTGCATCTGCCCGGCGGCCTCCTCGTCCGTCTCGCGGGTGGAGTGACGACGGAACGACTTGTACAGCGGACCGAGACACACCAGTTCGGGCTTGTGTCGACGGAGCACTTCCTCAAACTGCCCACGGTCGGACCGTTTCCGCAGGTCAACGCCACCAGGACGATGCCACACGGCACCACGACCGTCAGTCTCTCGGTGCCACTGCGTAGCGTGACGACACAGCCGGTCAACCCAGTCCAACAAGTGATCCTCGGGGTTTTCAAGATCAACCAACAATGTGCGCACGGGTTCCTGTGTGACATCACCGCCCACGAATGGACGCATGCCAGCAGCAGCGCAAACGGCAAGCTCGCGCAACAGGAGAGACTTTCCGGCACCCTCTGGACCAACGAACGTGGCCCGCCAGTCGCGCCGCAGCATCCCGCGCAGTATCCATGGCGACCGCTGCTCTGGTGGCTTGGCTATCAGCTCCTCGAACGTCATGAACCCTAACGGCTGACCACTTGGCACGTGTGAGTCGATGCTGCGCAGGTCGGCAATCAGTTCGTCCACGATCTCATCGGGGTCTTTCACCTGATTGCCAAGGTCGTCCTGTGCCGCCCACGCCAATGTCATCGCTGTACGTGCTACAGAGTGCCTGCGTACGATGTGCCCGTAGCGTTCGATAGCACTGACGGCGGGCGCGTTGCTCAGCGCCGAGATGAGGTCCGCTGTCAGCGGCTCCATCCACCCTTGTCGCTTGGCGCAGTCGGCGACCGTTACGGCGTCGGCACGCTTGCCCTCCGCGAACAGTGCGATGATGGCCGACACGGCCGCTTGGTTCTTCGGTCCGTAAAAGTCCGCTGGTCGCAACCACTCAGACACCCACCGTGCGGCGTCATTGCTAGCGAGGCAGCAGCCGATAACGGCTGACTCGGCGTCGAAGTCGTGCGGTGCTGAACGGGCAAGTGGAGTCATACAGGGATGCCGTTCACCGTGTACCCTGACGCACTCGAAGGTGCACCGCCACGGCGCACTATCGGATCTGCTGGTTCCTGCCAATCGACCCAGCACTTATCGCGCAGCCACCGCATCGGGTCTTTGGCAATCGTCAATCCTCCGTTGCATGCTGCTGCGTAGTTGCATGCTCCGTCAATAGCGGCATGGAGGTCAGTCTCTGAAAGTTTCTTCCACCGTTCTTCACTGTCACCTCGTCCAAGTCGCTTCCCGTTGCGCTTGGGATAGATTTCCCAAAACTCATCGAAACCAAGAAGCAAATCGATGTGTTCCTCCGGAACACTTCCTATGATCCTAGATCCTATGATCCTAGATCCTAGATCAGGGCGGAGAAACTCCGGAGACTCTCCAGAGTTATTCGCGAGTGATTCCGGAATATTTCCGGAGGGGTTCGGGATTCTCGACGGACCCGGATGTGAAATCTTCTGGTGCTTCCACTCCCTGACCTGGATATATCTCGCTCCGTTGACCTCGTAGCGCACGATGGCATCAACGTTTGCGAGTGCTTGCAGCCAACGCTCCACGCGCTTAGCGGTCACATGTTCGTCGTGTGGGAAAAGTGATCCGGCCAATAATTTTGACGAATCGATCAGCTTTCCTTCGTCATCGGCTTCAGTCCAGATGCCAATGAACAGAAAACGCGCCTCGATTGGTACTCGCGCGAGCGTCGCGGACGTAAAAGTTTCAGGTTTAACGGATCGAATTCTTGCCATTATCCACAGCTTTCCCACAGCCTAGGCTAACCTCATCATACCACCCTCGCACCGGCGCGTCATCCCCGCACTCGCGGCACGCCTCAGCCCTGTCTGGACTCGTCCACCCGTGCGGAAAGTGCATCCGCGGATCACGTCGTGACAGCGGATCTTTCGTGTCCATGAACCTACCGGCACCCTCGCAGATGTGTGTGTAGACGATCATTGATGACTCTCGGGAATGTCGCGCTTATGGTTCAGCCACCGCTGTGTACGTTCCTCCATCGCCGCCCGTGCCTCTCGCTGTCCCTTGGCGCTGGGGAAAAGGCCACCGCCGTAGCAGTGGCAAACGTTGCGGGATAGCGCGCACACCAGACAACGCCCGTCGGCGACCGTCATTTCCATGCAAAGGTTACACATGATGAAAGTCGCAGCTTTCAGCGTAGTTATCCACAGGCATCAGAGAATAAGACTCCTTGAGCGCAGCGCCTGACGATTAGTTCACAGTACCGCTCCGATATTTCAATACCGATAGCGCGCCGCCCCAGTTGTTTGGCCGCTACCAACGTCGTGCCTGAACCTGCAAAGGGGTCTATGATTATCTGTCCTTTCTCTGACAATCGCTCAACCAACCAACCCATCACGTTATACGGCTTAGGTGACGGGTGGTCAGGCTTTGCCTCTCGTCCTACCGTGAATCGTTGGATGTCTGAGGCTGAGCGATGAGCGGAACCGCTGGGCGATGTGTAAACGACGCACGGAATGTAGTTACCGTACCCGATGGCTCCGTGTGTCATGCCGTTGGTCAGATGAGCGATCAGCGTCCACCTATAAGTCCAATCGCCTACCGTTTGAGGACACCGTAACAGATTCCATGTACCAGGCATCACGCCGCCTACCGGCGCACAATGCGATGCGAACTGCATCCATGTGAGGGGGAATATATCATCCCACTCAGCCTTGTCAATACCATACGGAGGATCGGTCAGCACAAGATCGCCAGTGAGCGAAGGCAAGATGTCCTCACAGTTGCCATGATACAACGTGACCAGTCCATCTTCGTAGTATGGCTTCATTGTTGAAAGTTACCGCTTTCTGCATGGTGATCCACTGGTGTCTCGTAACCATATCCCCATGCATCCCATCCAAGTCTTGGTTGGCGAGCGAACAGTTCGACGTAGGGACCAGGCGAGCAAGACTCCACGATGTCACCGAACGCGGGCGGCTTGCGCGAGTGTCCGAGTTTCGGCGCGAGAAAGAAGGTCCGCTGCCCGCGTGCCCCGTCAAGCGTTGGGAGCGAACCCTTGACGCAAAACAGGACGTGCTCAGTCTGGATGCGGAAGTAGGCACCAAGGCCGAGCGTCCCCTGCTTGCACCATGTCAGCGTCGTCTTGAAGGTGAACCCCCACGCTTCCGCTACACGCAATCCCTCGGCCAGACCGGAAGCCACGACCCATAGGTAAAGGTGGGCATCGTGAGCCACCAGTTCAGCCACGGGCATCTCACAGATGTCGTCAACCGTCATAGTGCTGTAGTGGGCCTCCGGCTTGCCGTCAGCCATCCCGACCTGGGCGCGAGCCTTCGGGTTGTTGGTAGGCCACGGTGGATCGGCCACAATGGTTGCATAAGGCGGCGACAGTCCCTCAAATGTGGTCATGTCTGAAAGGAACCACTTTCTGCATCGTCTGTTGGGTCACCCTTAAATCGGACACCGAACTTACGCAGTTCGTCCATAGCTATGTGAGCCTGGTTTTCGATGATCTCGACCTGTGGCTTGTGCATTCGAGGCGACGTGAGTAGCACGCGACACTGTTCATACATGCCACGCCAAAACCACTCCTGCTGTTCTACGGGCAGATCAGTCAACATGTTGTCTCCCTTGGTAGAAAGTTGGTACTTTCATAAGTCCATACCCTCCATTGCAAAGAATGCCCCCTGTGCTAAACGCCTAACCGTGGTCTCGCAGTAATCAGCGTTTATTTCTATACCGATAGCGTGTCGTCCTATCTGTTTGGCTGCCACCAACGTCGAACCCGTGCCCGCAAACGGATCAATCACAACACCCGGCGGGCACTTGAGTAAAAGATTCTCAAGCAACGCAATCGGTTTTTCGTGTGGATGCGTGCGTCCCGCACTCGCCCATGATACTGGCCCTGGAAAGTTGAGAGCCGAAGTCCCTCTGTGTCCTATAAATCCAGCGCCTAATACATAAATCTCTTCGGTGTTCGGTTTCCACGGTAATGATAGGTCGCCCATACCTAAGTGGTCGCCTTTGATCCACGTCAAAATATGACGCGTTGAGGATGGCCGTGGCACTTTCCATGTGCCAAACACCAGTGCGGGTTTCATATCCCACATCTGGATGATGTCATCCCTTAGGGAAGTGTCTTCGTCACCAACAATAGAAACCGTACGGTCAGCGGTCCGAGCCGTCTCATAACGCACGCCGTGCATGTTGGAAACAAACTCAATACAGTAAGGTGGATCGGTTACCATGACAGCACACTGATCAGATACAGAGGGAAAAATGGTTCGACTATCACCCAGATATAATGTCACAACCTCGTCCCGGTAGTATGGTTCAACCATCGCCGTAATCCCCGTCGTAAGCGTCTTCCTGTGCGCACCAGTAGCATGCGCCGCCAGAGGTTTCGACCTCGTTGCCGTGCGGACAGTAAAACGGCCCGTCGTGTTCATCGTCGTCTTCCTTTGGTATGTCAACCATGTGTGAAAGCTCTAACTTTCATCATCTATGTCCCTTAAAGAACTCTGGCTCTGTCTCAGCATATGCTTTGGCCAACGGGTCAGGAGCGGGCCTGTATTTACGCGAATGATCCCGGTTGGCGATCTTACAATCATCGCACCGACACCCACACTGATATGCGTATATCGTGCCGTGTTTTACCTCCAGGTTCTTGCTCACCGTTCACGTCCCCGTCTGCGCCGTTCTAACTCCCTCTCTTTTCTGTTCATGCCGCCCCAGATGCCCAACGACTCGCCCGTGTCAATAGCATAGTCCAGACAGTCGCGCAACACGGGACAGTCCTTGCACGCCCGCTTGGCCGCGACTTCCTCTGCGGAACGCGAGTGTGTCTCGTGTCGCTCGTTATGCGGGTGGAACATATCAGGGTCGGTACCCCTGCACGCCGCGTTGGCACGCCACGTTTGGTTCTGCATCCAATCGAACATGCTCACGCTAACACCTGCTCTACCTCGTGCCAATCTTTTGGATGAACACACCCTATGATCACGTTGCCATCCGGTGCCATAACGTAATCACGCCCCCACTCTACACCACTCAGCGCCGTAAGCCAACGATACTGGTCCGGCGTCGGGTAGCAACCGTACTTCTTGAGTTCGAGGATGACGATGCGACCACCGCGTGCGAGGGTCAGATCAGGGTAGCCCCTGTCGCCCTGTTGCGCCGTGTACCACCTGCCGTCCCTGTTGCCGCGTACGGGATGGAACACGAGCCAGCCGTGGTCGTGCGCGCAACCGACGATCTTGGCCTTGAAATCGTCCTCACTGATCACTTTGTCTATCGTGGTCATTTCGGCCGATCGTCCAATTCTGGGTGCGTCCTCTGAAAATGGTACAACGCGAACATGTGCCACGCCGCGCAAATCAGATGGGACGTGCCGGTTTCGGCGTCTTCGTCGCTGCCAGCCCACCACTCCCACATGTGTCGTTGTGCCGCTGCGAAGTTGAGACTGTAATCGGTGCCTAATTCCCAATTCCGATCCGCGTACTTTGTGGCGCCGCGTCCGTAGTGCTCAGCCAGCGCCCAGAGTGCGTCAGGCGGGATCAGATCAAATCGGGAGACCTTCATGCCCTTCGCTCCACCGGTCACCGCATTGACAACGCGTGTCTCGGTCTGCGGTGTCGTCAGTTTCCCGTCGACATACACGAACCTCTCTTCGCAGAGGTGACAATATGTTTGCCCGTCTTCACCAATAGCGTACTCGTGCTGATGTGCGCCCACGACGGTCACCGGAGCCGCGCCCACGCTATCAGTTCGCCTATTTCATAGAAGACGGGCATCGGAGGGTTCTGTTCTAGTGCGAACTTGACCTCATTGTCGGCACCTGTTGACTCACCCGGCAAACGTAGCAACGCATCACAACGTGCCAGTATGGCTAGGTCGTATTCGTACCAGTAATCGGGTTCGTGTGGTACTACGATGTGCCACAGCAGAGACAGGTGCGGCACATAAGCTGTGATGAGTCCTGTTGCCTGTAGTTCGTCGGCTACCCGAATCGTCTGATGCGTGTTCTCTACGGGATCAGGTCGAACGTACGGGCCAGCGATGTAAACGAACGGTCTATCCACAAATGAAGTTGTCATAACCCCATCTACCAAGGCTCGTCACTGTATCCGCCGAAGTCATCAGGCGGTGGTTCGTCTGACACTGGCGGTGGTGTCGCTGTCCGTCGTGGCTTGGGTTCTTCCCCTGCATCCAACATCAGCGCCTCGATCAGTGTAGACGCTTCGGCCTTGGTCAGTTCCTTGCTAGTCGTGAACGGGTGATTGAATTTCTCGGCTAAGAAATCAAGTCGTTCCTGTCTGTCCGTGATCTTGATCTTGTTGAACAGGCGAGCGATGTTGCGACCCTGTGGTTCTGTTAGCAACGGTTCGCTACTCGCAGCCGCAGCAGGTCGTGGTGCAACGTGCGTAGGCGGCAATACTTCAGCCGCGTTAGCACGCGCTGGCTTTGCTACGGGTGTCTCTACTGCTGCTACCTGATCACCGATGCTACGCGTCGCCGGTTGGGCAATCGGAGTCACACCAGACTCAATCGCTGCAGGTCGTGCCCCACCAGTCAATGCAGCAACGGATAGGTTCAGGTCTAACACGGGCACGGCAAAGTTGTACGTCTTGCCATCCTTCTGGGATTGTCGCTGTTCTAGCAACAGGCGCGCTGGGACCATCGCCCCGCGCCCTTGGATCACCCGCAGCACTTCGATGGCACCATTCAGTTCGCTGGCACCGTTCCACCCGTGGAGTTCGAGACGCCAAATGCCAATGCCCTGGATCGCGGTCAGGATGACGCCAAGGCGCGTCGTCGGTTTGCACTCGGGATTGTCGGGATCACACGAGCACGGCGTGTCGTTGATGACGTTCGTCTGTCCGTCGCATCGCTTCTTGCACCCACCACCGGACCAACACTCCATCCATTGCGAGAATGCCAAATCCACAGGAGGCACGAGCACGTCCAGGCACTTGCAGTCAGAGTAAAGCTCGAACTGCTCGCCAACGGGAGCGTCTGCCCACAGCGTGACCTCGCCGCCGCACAGCTCAGCGATGGCGAGCATGGATTGCTTGTCGGCACTCGTAAAGCGGAACTTGTCTAACTTGGCCGGACGTGTCGTGTCGTTGCCGTTCCTGTCCTTGGCGGCAACCTGATTCCCGATACGGATGCGTCCAGCCTCGCGAAGCCTGCGCTGCAGATCAATGATTGGCACTACCCCTCCTTTTCTAACGGGTCGCCCATGATATGACGGCTTGTCTGATTCACCCAACGATACGACTCTAGCACATACAAGAACGACTGATACGCATCCTCGTCCGCGTTGATCGGAAACGCATCGCAGTGCTCTGGCGTCAAGTGCAACACCAGGCAACTGTCAACCTCAGGTACAGGTTGAGCGTTCTCGCGTTCGGTCATCCCTAGCAGGTAGTATCTTCTTTTCTGATACTCATACCGTCGTGGTCGCCACGCCGCAGCGTACTCACCGTAACGATAGGCGGCGAGTTGTAGCCCGACCTGTTCAGGGTACGGCGTCGTCTTCTTGCCGCGCGAGTCGATGGACTTGCGGGTCGACTTGTAGTCCAACAGGAACCGCACGCCTTCGACTGTGGCGATGGCGTCAAGCGTGCCAGCGTACCCGTACGTCGGGTTATAAATTGTCATCTCGGCGGCTTCGTAAACTGGCTGGAACTTCTGCATCCAGCGGTCGGCCTGGACGATGAACGGGCGTACTTCGTCATCAACGTCGGGGAACTTGCCAGTCAGGGCTAGTTGCTCAAGTGCGTCGTGGACGGCGGTGCCAAGGTCTTTGGCGGATCGCTGACCCTTTGGCTTGCGGAAACGAGCGTCACGCAGCCACTTGACTACTTCCTCTGCGCCGTCCTCTTCCACTCGGACGAGTAAGGACTTAGCTACAGCCACGGCAGCTTTGGCCGACTCCTCCGCAGCCCAGTAAAGCAACGCGGGCTTGTCAAGTGCGCCGATGATCGTCGTTACCGAGTAGAGCCGTTGATCGTCGGGTGCGGGCTTGTCAACGAGCAACTCTTCTGGCGATCTGTCCTGGTCGGCCATTATTTCTTCTCGCTGCCGGGACGACGGTACGCCTCTGGGAAGTCAGTCATCATCTTGGATGCCTGCCACTTCTTGATGCGTGCCTTCAGTCTAGCACCCCGATGCTTCCCCCGTCTGCTCAGCCCCACAACACCCTCGCCTCGCTGCTTCACCGCATGATCTCCTGTTCGTCGTACTCTTCCTTGGTCGCTGGCTGATCGCATGGCGTCTGACACGCACCGCACGTACCGGTGCCCATCATCGGCAGCGTCTTGTGAACGCGGCAGGCGCATCGGACGTAGACGAACGCGCTTCGTGCGATGATGTCCTTGACCTCGCGCTCAAAACTGTTCACTGTTCCTTCTTACCCCATTGCACGTGCCACCAGCCGCAGTAGGGACAGTAGTAAGGTGTTTGCATCGGCCGATGTCCACCCTGGAACGTGGCGGTCAGCGACTTGGCAGCAGCCCAGGCATCGGCGATCGTTGCGAACTGACGCGGGTGCTTGTAGGTGTAGGAACCGTCCACAACGTACTGGCTGCTCACGCGAGCCTCCCTTCGTCACTCGAACTGTACCCGTTCCCGCTGTCGTTGTCAACCGACCCGAGAAAAGCGGTTGCATCCGGCGCGGGATAGTGCTACAGTACCACTCGTGAGCGCTGGCGACGACAAGGAATGCCTGTTCGTGGCGGGGACGCCGATCTGGTCCCCGTGGCGCGACCCGACGTTCCTGGCAGCAATCAAGGCAGCCAGCGACGCGTACCACGCGGCAGTTGAGATGGCACTAGCGGAATGGGAGGCAGGACGTGAGTAAGTCGGTGTACGTGCTGTACAAGGACGTAGATGGCGATATTTTCCACAAGGGGTTCTGCGATTTTCTGGGTGTCTACGGAACTCTGGACGATGCCAAAACAACAGCCGATCACTATGACCTCAAGAAAAAGTTACGATGGGAACACGACGAGTACGGCGGCATCTTCGGTCAGTCTGCGTGGACAGCCAAGATCAAGAAGGGCATCATCGCCGTGATCGAAGATTGTGACGTGGGCGAAGCGTCATGACCAACTGGTTCAAGCAGCTATTCTGCAAGCACGACTGGACCTACGTGCACCCGATCAACGCGAAGCAACGATCGTACTGGCTGTGCACGAAGTGCTGGAGGCGCATCAATGAGTGAAAACCCGCAAGATCGGCGCAAGTGCTTTATTGGGTGGCTCGCAGAAGACCTGCCAGATGAAGAGGCGCTAGATGAATTCCTTGCTGACTTGGTAGATGACGACAGTTTTGCCGAGGTCATCGTTGAACGTCCGCCATCGTATACGAACCAGACCGTCATTTGGCACTCGCACCGCGAAGATGAACACTCCTACAAGGGATCGCGCGCACTGCCCGTGTTCATAGAATGGGAACCAACCGATGTCTGAAAGTCTGAGCTTTCTGCAACCATTCACATCTGACGAGATAGCGGAGAAACGTCGATATGTAGCTAGTCGTGTGGCTCGCGACCATTGGGGTGCAGGGGAATTGGGGTACGTTGACCATGAAGCGCGCTGGCTGGCAACCATCGATCAGATCATAGAGCAACGTGACGCCGCGGAAGAAAGAGAGATGTCGTGCTACGCTTGGGCCAAGGCAGCGCGCAAAAAAGGTAGTGGATTACCGCCATCACGTGCACTGCGCTGGATTGACGAGATGGGCGATCGCATATTCGCCAAGATCGAAGGGAACGACGCCTGATGTCTGAAAGTCTGAACTTTCTGCAAAGGAGGAGTAGTGTCAACGTACTATAAGTGGCTCAATCCTGGCCGTATCACTACGTACCAATCGGTCAAGTGGCCGAAGCGGGTTGGATCTTGGACGCCAGATACAAA